CCCATCTGCTGCCAGATGATGCCCGACGCGGCACGAAGGGCGCGTTCGCAAACGCAGGTGATGTCGTGCTGACGGGATTCCGTCAGCCAGTCGCGGCGTGGCGCGTCACTCATGGCGGGTCTCCCGCATAGAAAGCCTGTTGCCTGCTCAACCATAAGGTTCCGACCATTGCAAGACAAAAACGTAGCAGCTATGTACGTTTTGCCCTGAAATGGGTGCGTTTCATGCCTATACATGCAATGAACTGGCAAGCGATTACAACAGCTTCGCGGTAGAGCATCGCCTTCACACGGCGGGGGTCACAGGTTCAATCCCTGTCGCACCCACCAGTGAAAGCACTGAAAACGCTAGGCTTTCCGTTTCGATTGCGTTGCCTGTATAGACAGGTTTTCGTTCACAGTTGCTACGTTTTGCCTCCCCAGGCCCAGCGAACGGGCGGCATCGGCCAGGAATTCCGGGCTATGGCTGGCATAGACCGCCTCAGTCACTTTGGTGTTACGGTGGCCGAGGAACCGAGAGATGGGCAGCATGTCGATACCGTCCATCGCCATCCAGGTCGCCGCAGTGTGGCGTAGCACGTGCGGCGTGACGCCGGCCAAGCCGGCCCGGGCGACCGCGCCACGAAACCCAGTCTTTATGCTCTTCACCGCCTTGCCATGTTCCTGGATCACGGTGGGGGGCGATCCATCCTCAGGCTGTACGCGCCCCTCGTTCGCCTCAATGAGCACGGCGAGCAGGGTATCGTTGATCGGCACGATGGCCCGGCCCTTATTGCCTTTGCCCCGCCCCAGGTTGATCCGGCGCCCCTCCAGGTCCACCGCCGACCAGGGCAGCTCCAGCAATGCGCCGGCCCTGGCGGCCGTGCAGAGCGCCAGCACGATGAACAGTTTGATGTGCGGCGAGCGGGCCCCATCAAGTAGTTTGGCGAACTCCTCGCGGGTCAGCCATCGATCTTTGGGGGGCGGTGCCGACGGCGCCGGCACGTAAGGCACTTCGTCTATCCATTTCTCCCGCTTCGCCCAGTTCAGGGCGGCGCGCAGGTTCACCACTTCGCGGAGAATCGTGCCATCGCTGACCGGCTTGCGCCTGCGATTTTTCGGGCCGCCCGTCTCAAAACCCTCAACCTGGCGTTGCCGCGCGTAGAGCTTGCCGCGCTGCCGCGTCAGGTTTGTCGCATCAAGGTCACCCAAATGCCGACGCACCGGCTTCATGTGGCTTACCAACCTATCGTAGAGTTCGTCGGTCATTTCCTCCCGTTTTTCGGCCATATAGCCGTCCAGGATTTGACCGATTGTAGGGGTTGGTGGTGGTGGTGGCGAAGCGAGACCAGCCTGGAAATTGGCTAGGAAGCGGTTCGCGCCATCCCGTGTTGTTGCCCCCGTCGAAACCCATCGCCACCGGGCCGCCGCGCGGGGTGCAGCGGGATCGGCGCCGGCGGCGGCTGATTCCCACCAGCGGATATAGTAGGTGTCACCCCGCCGGCTGAACTTATAATTCGGGGCTTCGAGATTGGGGCGCGCCATTGCTGTTCCTCGTAAGCGAGACGATCCGCATACCTGATACGAATTGAATTGCCTATGCGTAAATGGCCCAGCGCCCCGGACCCGACCAGGTTATAGATATGCCGGGCCGAGACGCCCCATTCCCGGGCAAGGGACGCCACTGTGTAGCCAGCCCGCTCCTCAGCCATCACAACCCCTCCTACTCGTCGGTGATTGGTCAGGCATGCCCCACCGGGACATGCAATTCTCCCCGCGCCATGGGGCACATCTCGGGGCCAGGACAGTCGGCCGCGCCGATACCGAAGCACGCGCAGCCGGGCCGTTTGAGCGGGTTGGGCGGCGGTTCGGCGGCTGGGTGTCGCGCCATTTCATCGTCTGTCATTGCCATATCCACCACGCCAACAGGTTCGGCGGCGCAATTACACCACAGATGGGCGCGGCGCAATTGCTGATCCGCATCATTACGTTGTTTCTTTTATGACTAAGGTGGCGCGCGCGTCGCTCAACTCACGCCGCAGCATCGCCAGTTCCCGCCGCATCGATTTGATCGCCGCGGCGAGCTGGGGGGCGAGGAACCAGAGATCGTCCGCCCCATCCGTCTCCTCTAACCGGTGCACCAATTCCACCGGTGTGGGTGGGGTGGCGGCGGCGGGGCGCTGGAGGTGGACCAGCAGCGAGGACACGATTGAGGCGAGGACGGCACACTGGAAAGCGCCAGCCGACTTGTCCGTCATGACGGGGCCGGACAGGACCGCGGAAGCATACGCGGCCATCTCCTCCAACTCATTCATGCCGAGCGGCTCCGGCCACTGCGGCATGCCAAGGGTGAGCCGCCGCGCCATCCTGGCCAGGGCCGGGTCAGGGGTGGGTTGCGCGGGTCTGGCGGGTCTGGCGGGCTGGTGCGGCGCGGCGCGGGTCGCTGGGCCGGGATGTTGGTTAGCGGGCATGGCGGGCCACCTCCGCGCCGGCGGGTCGGGATGCCGCATCCGCCGCTTCGATGCGGCGCCTCAATGCTTCTGGCGTGTCGGTGAAAGTCTCGTAGCCTTTCGGAACTTGCAGACAATACATGGCGACTTGACCGCCGCTTGCCGACATACTCCCGCCGCTTCCCAACCCAACAGTCTTCTCAGACCTGTCAGACCCGCACCGCACATATACTGGTACGCCACTGTCCGGGTATTTAGCCAGGTTGGGATAAGCCAGGGCAAGGCTGACGAAACAGCCGAACATGATGACGACGAGCGCGATTGCGGCCGACGCGGGGTGGGTGACGTATCGATATAGCACGCAACCGGCACGCGGCGCGTTTCCATGTGTGTTCATAAATGCTCCTCTGGGGGGGGTGCGTCCGAAATCCAACCCGGCTCTGCGGGCTGCTCCGTCCGGTTGTGTGCATCTGTGTGGTCGTTGGAGTAGAAACGGCCGGTAAGAGGATCGAGGATGAGCTCGACCATGTCGCCGCGGCGGCCGAAGCGGCGAAATCTGGTTTTGATGACGTGGACCTGCGTCACGGTGGCGGGGCGGTGCACCACGACGACGATGTCCGGCTTGTTCGCCCACATCGCCCCACCCGCTATGTCGTAGGCGGTGGGGACGGGCACCTCATCGCCGGGTTTGGCCGGCTTGAGCTTCGTGGGGTGGGCCACGATGTGGACATTGCAGCCGTGCCGGTTCGCGAACGCCTTGAGGCGGCGGATGGCCCGACCCAGGTAGATATCCTCGCGCAGACCGTCCCAGTGATGATCCACCTCGTTCCAGGGGTCGATGACGAAGTCTGTCGTGCCGCCGCGCAGCACGGCTGCCACGGCCCGATCGATGAGCCAATCCAGGGTCGGGTCTTCATCGTCGGCGACGAACAGGCTGAAATGCGCGCGGGCCCAATCCCCCGCCGCTTTGATCTCATCGTCGGACATAGGTTCCACCCCAGGGACGAGGGGTGGGTAGAACGGCTTTCCCGCGCGCCACTGGGCCACGTCAGCGACCAAGCTCTCCCATGGCGTCATCTCAGGCGAGAAGACCGCCCAGCGCCGTCCGTAGCGGGTTGCGGTGTGTGCCATGAGTTGGGTGAGCAGGGTGGATTTGCCGTGCCCCGGAATACCGGTCCAGACGAGGAGGCGCCCCTCCATCGGGATGTGCAGGATCTTGTCGAGCGCGTAGGTGCCCGTCGTCATTGTGCCGGGCGGCTTGGTGTAGCGCCAATCGAGCAGCATCTGGCCTGACGGGATATGCACGCCGGAGAGCGGCCAGGGTTCGGCCGCATTGATGATGTCCCGCACCGATGAGATGCCGTAATCCTGGAGCGCGCAGTGGATATTGCTGGCATCGGCGGGCCAGCGGACCCGCCAGACGCGGTGGCGGCCGAGCCGGCGCGCCAGTTCTTCAACATGGGTTTTGTCCGGGGTGCAGAGGACGATCTTCTCCGCTTTGGCGAGGAAATCCGTGTAGCGCGGGTCGCCGAGCGCGCGGAACATGTCAGCGCCGGTTTCCATCCTGGACTGGGGAGGTGGGATGCAGGCAACGACCTGCTCGTAGCCGCATTCCCGCAGCGCGACACAACCGGCGTGATCATCGGCCCACCAGATCACGTCGGGGGTGACGATTTCGGCCGCACCGTAGAGCGTGCCAGGCACCGGCTTGCCGCCGCGGTAGCTGTGGGTATCGGCGTAGCCGGCGTAGAGCGGATCGTCACTCATCCGAACCGGTACTCCAGTTCGGCGCCGATCATGGCGATTTCGCCGGCGTAGAAGCCCCGCTCGTGCCGCCACCGCGTCCACCACGCCACCTCTTCGTCCACGATGAGTTGCACGTCGTGGCGTGGCATGAAGGCGGCATGCTCCATTGCGAGCCGCATCAGGTCGTCAGGCGATGCGCCACGGGCGACGAAGGGGCCGATCCGCTTGCGGATGGTCATGTCGATGCGGTCCAGCGCCAGGGCCGCATGCTCCGCCGCCTCGCTCAGCGCCCGATCACGGGCTGCGTAAACCTCATCCCATTCGTCACGGTTGAATCCGCTGAGGTTGCCTTGGGTGCGGAGGAAATGGTCGGCCACGGGATCGACGGCGCGGCCGATCCACAACGTCAGGGCGCGCCAGACCCAATCCGCGCTGCGCCGCCCCGTCGCATATTGCTGCCCGAGATAGGCCGTCACGGCGTTCCAGTGGGGCACATTTTTTCGCGCGGACCAGTGCGGGTCCCACTGCCGCGCCATGTCGGGAGGCCAGATCGTTCTCACCGGCCCACCACGGCCAGCATGTCGCCGGTGACCCGCTTCCCGTTCAGCATGAACACCTCCGCCTCCTGCTCAGGCTTGCGCGGCGGTGCGGCGGCGGTGTCGCGGACGTAGAAGCCCGACGCGACTTTCTCGAAATTGGTGGGCAGGATGATCCAGCCGAAATCGGCGCGGAACGGCGCCCCACCCTCGCGCGGGGTGACCTGGCCGAGCGGCCACGGGCTTTTGTTCAGGCACCGCAGCATGGCACGGAACCCCTCAATGCCGTCCGGGTCCGGCTTCCCCCCCGGCCCCGCCTTGGCCCGCTTCACACACTCGGCAAGCCTGGCCCGCAGCGCGCTGAGCCGCTTCGCCGACAGCGGCCAGGAACAGGCGGGCAGCCCGTTGCGCGCCGCGATCAGGTTGTAGTTCCGCACCGCCTCAGCCTCAGGCCCCGCCGCCTCAGCCAAGCCACCATCGCCCGGGGCACACACCACCTCGGCAGAGCCGCCGGGCGGGTCGGCCGCGGCAGCGTCCGACGACTCTCGCTTTAGCGAGAGTACTCTTTTCTTCCCTTCTTCTCTTCTTCTCTTCTTGTTCTTGGTCCCATGTGTACAATTTTTCGGTCCCAAGTCTGTCCCACATTCGGTCCCGCTTCGGTCATACGCACACGAACTTTCTGTAGCATCTGATTGATTATATTCATCATTCTCACACTCAGCTTCGGTCCCGCTTAGGTCCTTTTTTCGGTCCTCCATTGTACGTTTTTCGGTCCCAAGTTGGCCAAAACCGTTTTCGGTCCCGCTTCGGTCCCACACCTCATCCAGCTTACGCCCATCCTCTTGATATTGTTCGTAGTTTACGATTAGCAGTACGGTCCCTGCTCGGTGGGGGGCCCGATTTTCGCACACTTCGACCACGTTGTTGGCGATCAGGGTCCGCATTACCCTGCGGACCGTGTTGCGGTGCAAACCGAACCGTTCGGAGAGCGGCCGCTCGGCGATCAGCACCTCACCGACACCAAGCTGCACGGCGCCGAACCTGCTGCTCACCATTGCGGGGCGCCATTGCGCGACCGAGATCATCCAGATGAACAGGGATGCCTCCGACCGGTTCGCGAACATGGGATGGTCCCATATCCGCCGGTATATCTTGACGTAGCCGTTATCCCGCGCCGCATCAGGCATTCAGATGGTCCCCGCGAATATCGGTGTGTGTGGTCAGGGCGCCGCTGGCGGCAGTTCTGTGATCGTCACTACCGTCCGCGCTTCGTCGCGGCGGCATTTCCGCTGCGTCGCGACAAGCGTGCACAGGGCCGGCTTGTCATCGCGGAGAAAGCCCAACCCGCGCTTGTGCAGCACGCGGGGCAACCCGCCGCCGCGCTTCGGGGCGGACACTTGTGGCGCGACGAGCACGTCGAGAAGCGCCTTGCAGGCGCCATAGAGATTGTCCTGGTCGAGTTCGCCGGGCGAAAACCGCACCACGTCCACCCTGGCCCGCTCGAACGGCCGGTCGGGGCGCAAACCCCGCAGCGCCGCCATGATATTGCCGACCAACTTTTTCTCCAGGTCAGCCTTGGCGTGCACACTGCGCCGCCGGCTGGTCACGTTCAACGAATGAATGGCGAAGGGGATGGTGATCACCACCACATCACCCGACATGCGCCGGTGCCTCAGCAGCAGCAGCGCGACGCGGCCGGCCCCGCCGCTTCGTCGTCGCCTTGTCCCGCGGGATGGGATGTTCCTTGCCGTAGCGTTCCATCCAGGCATACACCTTGTCCACCGTGGCCAGGGTCGGGGCGCGACCCTGACGCAACCGGGTCACCAACGATCCATCATTCACCGCCTGCTTCCCCAATAGGGAAGGGCGCACATTGAACAGTGCGAGGAAGGCTTCGACGTCGCGCAGGAATTGGTCCATCACTATGGGATAGATGGGGTTCCGTGACGAATGCAAGACCTTTCAGAAAAATTTTTTCGGATCGTCGGAACCAACCGAAAAACCGCTTGACAGCCGTTGCGACGGCGTTAGGTTGTCGCCCCATGTCCGAAACGACACAACTCGCCATTCCTGGCACGGCCGATTTTGATGGGCAAGTCCCGCGCTGGCCAGGCCTTGGCATGTTCCCCGGTATCGACGCCGAGGATTACCATGCCAGCCCGGGCATATCGACAAGCAAATTGAAACTATTCGCCGAGCCGGGTGGGCCTGCCAAGGTCCGTTACGGACGACGAAAGGACACCGAGGCGCTGAAATTCGGCTCCCTGTTTCATACAGCCGTATTGGAACCGCATCTACTCGAAGACCTGTACTGCCCCACCAATCTCGACAGGGCCGGGACGAAGGCTTGGGATGCGGCGCAACTCGCGGCGGGTGGCCGGGAATTGGTGAAAATCGAAATTTACGAACAGGCATTACGCATGCGTGATGCCGTGTCGCGCCACCCCGGCGCCCGCCAGCTCAATGAGCATCCCCGCCGCTTGGTCGAGAACTCGTTTTGGTGGACCGATCCCGCGACCGGATTGCTGCGCCGCGGCCGGGCCGACGGCCTGATCCCGGACTGGCATATCATTTACGATTTCAAATCCTGCGTCGATGCCGACCTGGACAGTTTTAGCCAGTCGATCGGCAATTACCGCTACCACTGGCAGGATGTGGGCTACAAAGATGGGGTCGCGGCTGCCGCGGGGTGGCAGCCCGAGGTGTTCGTCTTCATCGCCGTGGAGAAGGACGAGCCGCACCTCATCGGATTCTACGAGATCCCCGCCAAAGACCAGGAAATCGGGCGCGACGAGGTGCGGGTCGAGCTGCGCCGATGGTTGGAATGTGAGCGCACCGATACCTGGCCCGGCTATCCGGAAGAACTCACCCCCTGCCCGCTCCCGAAGCGGTATCTGCACAGCATAGGAGCTGCATGACATGACACACCCATCCCCCGTCGATCAGTTGCGGGGCAGTAATGCAGCCCAGGCCGTCGCGGTGCGCAGCACCGAATTGGTGGATTACATCAAGTCGGGCGCGACGCAGGATATGATCCGCCGGGTCGCCGGCGACACCCTCTCCCCCGAGCGGGTCACCTCCCTTGTCATCTCATCGATCAAAAAAACGCCGCTGCTGGCGCGCTGCACCCCGAAAAGCGTGCTGGGCTCGCTGCTCACCTCGGTTTCGTTGGGCGTGGAACCGAACACGGTGGCACAGCAGGCCTTCCTCATCCCCTACAAGACGCGCGCCAGGATCGACGGGAAGTGGCAGGATATCTATGAATGCCAGTTCCAGATCGGCAACCGCGGCTTCATCACCCTGGCCTATCGATCCAAGTTCGTGAAATCATTGAAGGCCGAGGCGGTCCGGCTTGCCGACATATTCGATTACGAGGAGGGGACGAGCGGCTTCCTCAAATACAAGAAGGATTTGAAGGAGAGCCGGGAGACCCCGATCTTTGCGGGCTTCTGCTTCACCCGCCTCGTCGATGACTTCGACGCCTTCACCGTGCTGCCGCTGCACGAAATCCACAAGATACGCAACAAATCGCAGACATTCCGGTTCCTCTACGATGCACTGGAGCAGGCCAAGGCATCGGGTAACCAGAAGGACATTGCGACGGCACAGCGCAAATTCGACGGCACACCTTGGGTGGAATGGGAGGGGGAGATGGTGGCGAAGACCCTGATCAAACGCCACCTCAAACAGCTCCCCGTGTTCGAGCAGTTGCGCCTCCTCACCACAGCAGCAGCCATCGACGACGGCGCCGATGCCGGCATCATCGACATGGCCAGCTTCGCGTCGGTCGATGCCGTCCAGGATGTCGTCAGGGGGGGCGCCCCGCCGGAATACCGCGACCCCTACGCCGGCATGCCAGACGACGACTATGGCGAGGGAGAGGAGGAAACTTCGGACGCGCCACCCCCGCCCAAAACCGCCAAACCGGCCGCCGTCACACATGAGCAGACCGTGCAGGTCGATCTTGGCCTGGACAAGACGGTGCCCGAGAAAGAGCCGGTGCAGGTCGAGGCGCAGCGCACCGCGCCACCGCCTCCCCGCACCTCCAAGGCACCGCCGGCACAGCAGCCGGTCCGCACCGCGCCACCACCACGCCAGGCCGAACCTAACCCGCCGGCCGACGAAGCCGATTATGGCGGCGGTTTCGGATCAATGGAGTAGATGAGATGCGCCTGACCCGGATTGAGGCAGAAAACTGGCTGGCCCACCGCTACTTCAACTCGCCCATCACCCCACTCACCATGATCGTTGGCCCGAACGGGAGCGGCAAATCATCGATCCGGGACGCGATCGGATTCGGTATGCTGGGCGAACTGACCCGGGTGGAGGCGAAGGGTGACCGCGTCGCACTGATCACAGACGGCGCCGCCTCAGGCAAGGTCTCTCTGTCATTCGGCGATGCCGTGATGAGCCGCGACGTGAAAACCGGCAAACTGGCCGGCCCGGCGGACTGGGGCTTGCCTGGGGGCGCCCACCCTGCCACCCTACCCCTCCTCCTCCAACCCGCGACATTCGCCGCCCTGGACAGCGAAGGGCGGCGCACCGCCTTGATGGGGGCTATGAATGTGTCCGTCTCCCTGGAGAGAATTGTCGATGAACTGAAACGCCGCGACTTCCCCGTCAAAATCATGCCGGGGGAGGATTTCCCCTTCACCAGAACAGTCGAGGAGTGGTGCGCCAAGGCGGCGACCAAAGCGACTGAGGCGCGCGGGGCGTGGAAGCAGATCACCGGCGAGACCTACGGCGCGAAGAAGGCGGAGGGCTGGTCGCACCCCGACATGGTTGCCACCGGAACCGCGCCGGCGGGATCGATTGACGATGCCCGGGCCGAGATTGCGGCCTGCGAACGTGACATTGAGGCGCACCAGCGCGATTTGGGCCGCATCGAAGGCGCGGAGCGGTCGCAGGGCAGCGCCGCGACCCGTGCCGCCCTATCGCAGGAGGCGGGGCACCTCCAGGCCGCGGCAGAGACATTGGCGGCCGTGGACGCCGATATCGCCGACGCGAAAAACCGCCTCCTCCTCGCCCAGAACGAGCAGCAGGAATTGCTGGACGCGCTGGAGGCGTCGCGCGCACCCCGCCGGCCGCCCGAATTGATGTGCCCCCATTGTGGGGCGGCATCCGTCCTCGTCGCCGGCAAACCGGCCATGCCGGAGACGCAGGGTGTGCTACCCGAACCCCCAGACCCAAAAGTGTTGGAGGAGGCGGCAAGTGTCGTCGCGGCGCATGTCCTGCTGGTCAATAAGGCGGAGAGCCGCCGCGCAGCGCCGGCCGCCGCACTGCGCAGTGCCGAACAGGCCAGGGACGCCCTGGCCAAGCTGGACCGCACCGGACCAGCCGACGCAGCCGAGGCGGACGACCTGCCCGTGCGCCGCGACGTGGAGGCGCAACTCGAATTGACCCGCACCCATCTCGCGGGCTGGCGCGACGAACTGGCCCGCCTGCTCCGCGGGAAGGAGCGGTCAGAAAAAGCGGAATCGGCGACGGCCGCGGCGGCGAAGCAGCATACCTCGGTGCAGAATTGGGTGAAGCTGGCCGACCTGCTCGCCCCATCCGGGATCCCGTCGGAGATGCTCAACGCCGCGATCGGCCCGTTCAACGCGTCCGCGGCCCGCATCGCGGCGGCCCTGCGTTTCGGCACGCCGGTCGTCGGGCCCGACATGGCGATCACGATGGACGGCCGCGCGTATGGCTTGTGCAGCGAGTCCGAACAGTGGCGCGCCGATGCCGTGCTGGCCCTGGCCCTGGCCGAGCATTCCAGGATGCGCATCGTCGCGCTGGACCGGTTCGATGTACTCGACCTGCCCAGCAAGGAAGCCGCGATCAGTGGGCTGTACGGCCTGGTGAAGCGGGGCGATGCGGCGGACACCATCATCGTGCTGGGCACCATGAAAGCCGCCCCGCCGGCGCCGCGCGACGTCATGGTGGTCTGGACCGGGCCGACCCTGGCAGCTAAGGCGGCGGCATGAGTTACGCCCCCGTCCCCATGCTGCGCGAGCAACTCGCCGCGGCGCGCATGGCCCTGCTCCGCGCCGCGCTGGAAGCGGCCGTAATGGCAGTGGCTGATACATGATCCGCTGTTGTGCGAGCTGCGTTCACTGGAAGCGGGGTAGGTTGAAGCCGGTTGCGGGCAGTGGCGGCCATACATGGAACAGCCAGGACGAATTCGGCGACTGCAAGATCGACGGGCCGCGCCAGCCCGGGCAGCCCTCAATCGGTTTCTTTCCTCGCATCCACGAAAGCGATGATTGCTCCCGCTGGACCGATATTCCGCCTCAGAACTGGCGCGTCACCAATGCCGGAGCGACAACATCACCTCATCCCGCTCCGCCGGCGCCCGAATAATAAACGGCACATCCCTGGCATTAGCGGAGTCCTCTATGCCGCGTAGTTGGTTGGGCCGGCCGCACACATCTTCGATCGACCGGCGCGGCGTGGGCGGCACAAGAGCAGCCCCCGAAAACAGATTGCACACCCCAATAATAAGAACCGCCGGCGTCAACCACGCTGCCCATGCGCGCTTCGACCAGTCATGCCGCAGGCTTTGGAACACGGTCATTTCATGAAGACTCCTATACGAGACAATAATCCGCCCAACCAGTCGCCGATTGGTTTCGCCACCTGTTCGGCCGCCCACGCCGCCGCACCAAGCACAAGTCCCCCGCCCAACCTTATCGCCATAGCACGGCGGTGACCACGTCGTGTAGCCGCTGCACGCTGGTCAGCCCGCTGTTGATCGACCCAGTCCCGCCGGTCCTTCGTCTCCGCATCGAGGTCGAGCTCCGCCCCACCCCGCGCCACAATATCCTTGAGCCTGGTCACATCGGCCCAATCGGGGTCGAGTTGGTTCGGCGGATCGCCGGTGACGAACCGCCAAGCCGCGCGCAGGAATTGGAGCCTGCCGCGCAGGAACGCAACCTTCTCCTCCAGGTCTAGCGCGGCGTATTCCGCCTCGCTCGGCTCATGATCGTGGTGGGGCACATCGTCGGGCGGGGGCGGCACAACGCGCCTCAGTAGCCGATGACGAAGTAATGGCCGGTCGCGGAGCCGCGGGGCTGGAGGCTGGTTGCTCCGAACAACGTAATATTTTGTTCCAGTTGGCAGCAAACCGTGATTTCAGAACCACTCACAAAATAAATCCCGTACGGGTAGCCCTGAGTGCCCCCATCAGTGACAAGCCCGGTCAGCATGCCGTTGGGGAATGACGCATCCATATTGATCGTGACGGTTTCCTGTGACGAGGAGAGCGTGACGGACCCGAAGCACAGGATCAGTCCGCCGGGCAGGATGATATGCCCGGGGTTTGCTTGGTTCTGCGCTGGGGTAAGTTCAGGTCCCATGACGCCATCTATCGCGAGATATGTTTGCCGGCTCCCCTGGGGGGATGTCGGCAACGCACCGGACTGGCCAGTCGTGGACAGGAACACGTTATGCGCGCCCGTCGTGTTGTTGATGATGACCCACCGGCCATTGATGACAGGAAACATCACCGTAATGTCGCCTGTGATCGCGCCCTGCAGGACAAGCACGCCAAAGCCATACTGCGCCGCGCTCAGCGTCGTGGTGCCGCTCGCATTGACATTGACATGTACCCCAGCCGTCAGGGCGCCAATCACCCATTCCGTGTTCGCGATGAGCGTGGATCGATCGCCATAAGGTGCATCAGGCACCTCAGGCGAGCCGGTGAACACCGGAGACGCGATCGGCGCCAAGCCGGCGATATCCATGGTCAGGGCCGCGATTTGCGCCTTGAGCCAGTTGGTGCGGTCGGCCAGCGCCTGCGCTTGTAGATTCGCGATGCCGATGCCAGCGCCCGAATTACCCTGGACCGGGTCGGTCGCCTGAATCAGATAGACGCCAGCGTCGTAATTTTCTACCTCGGTAATGTATGCCATGTCATCCTCAGAACGATATGGTCCATGTCCCGGCGAGGGAGATGGCGGAGGTTTTCGGGATGGGTTGCAGCGCGACCTTGCGTGCCACCAGGGTCGGGGTGGCGTTGAGCAGCCCGAACTCGGCGATCAGCATGCCGTTGGCCTGCGAGGTGCTGATCGAAAACGGGAATTGCACGGACAGCCCATCTGGATAGACCGGCGTTCCGACGGTGACATAGAACGGGCTGGTCAGGACGGTGTCCGTGACCTGAGGTGGCGTGCCATTGGTGCCCAACCCGAACTGGTTTACCGCCGAGGATGTGCCGCCGAGCAGCGCCGAGCAGACATGCCGGCCGCTGGTCAGCCACAGATTATCCTCGGCAATCGTCCGGATCAGCCGGCCATGCCGACGCACCTCCAGCCGGAAAAATCCGCGCGGCCCAGGCCCAACGTGATCATGCAGCTTCATGCCGCTACGATGCCGTCACGACCCCTAGTCGAGTTGCCCGTCCAACGCCCCCGTCAGCACCAAGCCGCCTGCATAGATAGGCGTTCCATCATAGTTGTATGTTCCACCGTAGGTATAGGTGCAGGTCAGAGCCAGGGTCGATTCGGCGTCGCTGGCCACGCTGGCCTGGTCCTCCAGCGCCGAGAACGGCGCGATGATCAGGTTGCGGAGAAAGCACCCCGCGGACCGCATCTTGTTAATAATGGACGTGACGATTGCGGTCAGATTGGTGATATCCTGCGTCTGGAGCAGGTCGTAGCCCGTCGTAACATCGAATAGATTATACTCTACTGTGCCGGTCGCATTGTATTCATGCGTACCGTCAAAATTGATCCCGCTATTATACAGCGGCGTGAACCCGTTATACTGCACAACGTCATTAACTTGTGCGGCCTGCCCCGTGTAAGCCTTGATCGCCTCCGCGATCGCGATGTTGTTCGATTTCGGCCGCAGCGTCTCAATGATGATGCGGGGGCCATATTGCGCATCCGCCTCCCCGCTCGCCCGCGGCACGTCATAGACATTCCCGATGAAATCCAGCCACGATCCGTCCGCAGTCGTCGTACTCATCTCCGCCGGCATGAGCGGGATTTGGTTCGCCGCGATTTGGAGTTGCTCCGCCCACGCCTCCAACCTGGCCCAGTTCACCGAGGTATAGGCATAGACATGGTCGCCATTGCTGGCCAGCATCTCGCCACTCGCTTCGATCAGCACCAGGGCGGACAGGTTTTTCGATGCCTGATAGTTGCCGTATGGCACCGAATAGCCGGGCTGATCGACCAGGTAGGTGACCAGCCCCCACAGTGTATAGGCGGAGAGATCGATCGTCAGTGGCGCGGCCGTGCCGCCGACCGGGGACGTGGTCAGCACCCCGTCGGTGACCTGCCACGTCATGTCGGACCCGTCGCAGCGCAGCCGGAACGCGAGGAAGGGCAGCGGATCGCGCGAGAAGACCCGGTAGATTTTGGCGAAGAGGCGAGCGGTCAGTTTCATGTTATGGCGAACGTCCCCGGCGTCAGTTTCACGCCTGTCGCCGGCACCACATTGCTGGACGGCACAAGGCTACCGATCGGCACATCGATCACACCAGGCACGGACATGGCCAGTGCGATCGCTTCCGCGACGACATAGCCCGGGCTACCCTGTTGCGCCCCACCAATGGCCGAATCGGTGATGTAGCTGGTCAGCAGGGCCTGGACCTGAGCCTCCGCCAACGCGATTTGCCCGGCATCGAAACTGGGATCGAGGGTCAGCACCATGGTGACATTCACGGCCTGTAGGGTCACCGCATAGACCGTCGCCGCTGTGCCAGCCGCCTTATAGCCATAAACCGGGGTGCCGTCAGTGTCGTAGTAGCCATTGATGATTTGCTGGCAATTCGCGATGAGTTGCGACGATGCGCCCGACGTGCCGTTATAGATGTAGATTTGGATGATGCCGACGGGCTGGCTATGATCGTTGTAGTATGGCTCATAAACCGCGACCAGCGGCACATTGTTCTGGTCGAGCGCCACCGATTCGATCACATTCCCGTTCGCATCCAGCACGGTCGCCGTCGATGCGCCGTAAGCGATGCCGGCGAGGGGCGACCGGGCCAGGGTGGAAATGAAGGACTGGAACCTGGAGAGCCGCTGCGCCTCGGTTTCAGCATTGGTGCCAGACGCGATCCCCGCCGCCGTGACCGCGCTGACATAGCCAAGCGGCAGCGGCGCCATGGTGAAGGCCGTCCCGGCCGGCTGATTCCCGGTCGATCCAACCACAGTGCAGATGACCGGGACGGACGCGGTAGTGCTGCCCGCGGGGATCGTGACCAACGCGGTCGAAACGTATTGCAGCCCCCCGATCGGCGCGGTGAAGGTGGCTCCCACCGCAATGGTGACGGCGGTTGACTGGACCGTGATACTGATCTGGATAAAGCCGCTTGCATAAGTGGCGGGGAGCAGGCTGAAATTGAATGACAGAAAAGTCGCGATCGGGATGGCGTCCTGCAACGCCTGGACCATAGCCAGATAAAGCGCGTCGATTTCTTGCGCCGGCGCTTCGATCATGGTGCGCGCCACCGAACCAACTGTGTAATCGGTGATCACCGTCGTCGTAGCGCGCATCCGATTGATCATCGACGCCACGATCGTGAGAAATGATTTTATCTGGAAAGCCACGTCGCGCTCCTAGTAGGGCTGGGCATTGATGGCGCCGGTCGGCAGCGGCTTGCCGTCCACCGTGACGGCCGTGGCGGCGCACTGAATCTGGTCGCCGGTCACCGTCCCCGTCGCGCTTGCCACCGAGGCAATACGCGGGTCGCCGAGGAGTGCGGATTTGAAGAATGTAACAGCTTTTTGATTGGCGATCGGCCCGTTCGATTCGCCGCGCAAACTATCCAACCCGCAGCCATATTCGGGGTGATAGGAGAGTTGGGCCAGCGGGGTCTGCACCCGATTGACCAGCGCCTGTTTCAGGTTCGGCACGCCAGCCACGGTCAGATCATCGCCGCCCGGGCCAGCCGTGATTTGGCCGTTGGTCAGGGCGATGTCCGTGCCAAACAAGGTGTCGGCATCAGCAACGGCCGCCGCCGGAGCGGCCGAGCCTGGCACCTTGATCGTGCCGCCGGCGAGGAAAACGGTGGCCGATTCCTGGGCGGGGTCGGACGTGATATAGGGATAGGTCAGGCCGTTGATGCCAACGATATCGACCCAACGCGACGCATCGCCCAATTCCCGGTTCGCGATCGTTTCCAGATCGTCCGTGGTATAAGTTTCCACATACCGGAAGCTGGAGAGAACCGAGGTGAAATTGTTCGACCCGCTCATGCCGCGGCATCCACCAGGTCGAGCGCGTCGCCGTTGATGGTTACCCCGGAACCGATGGCGCCGAGCAGCGGGCCGACCTGATCGGGGTTATTGGCAAAATCCAACGGGTCACCCGACAAGGTCTGCATTGCGGCAAGCGCGGCGGGCGACACGCTGACCTGCGATGTGTTGAACGGCACCACGTCATTCCACGGGTTTTCGCTATCGACCACATATTGCGATGGATCACCGCCGCCACTGAATTGGCTGCCGCCGCCCGCGCCGGCCAGGGCCGCGTATGTCGGGTATGTGACCTGGACGTTGAAGGCGTTGCTGATCGTGGCATAGGCATCGTTCCAGTCCGATGCCGCCTGCATCAGCGGGGCGCGGGTCAGAATTGCCATCGCATCATTCGCGGCCAGGGCGGCAAACCCATTTGCAGCCGCCTTGGCCACGGCGCTCCCCACGGACAGCACGGCGGATTCCGCCTGAGTGAAGTCACCTTTCAGGCTATTCGCCAGACTGCCAACAGCACCAAGCACGCCCGCCCCGGTTTTGATCAGCGACCCGACTTGCCCAGCGATGCTGCCCACCGATTTTGCCACGGCCGCCGCCCCAGATGTGATCGAGGCTGTGGTGTTGGCGAGGGCGGACACACCAGACTGCCATTTCTGCGGATTACCCAGGGCGGATGTGACGGGGTCGCTGCCACTCGTCGGCGCGGCGGCTTGGTTCAGCACGATGAGCTGCGTCTGATATTTCATGAGCAGGGGCTGCTGCTTGTTCCGACGCAGCGTGAAGTTCATTGGCGCGACGACCAGGCTCAGCCCGTCCAGCGCGTCATGATAGGTCAGGGTAATCGTGGCGGGGTCGATGCCGTTATTCACCGCGGCCTGAACCCGATCGTTCCATCCCTGGTAAATCGTGGCGCGCAGCGCGGCAAAAGCCGCCTCGCCTGACAGACCATGGCCACCCCGCCAACCCAGATGGCCGGCCAGGGTCAAAGTCGCCACACCCTCCCCGAAACAGTCAGCCCAGGCCCCGCCCAGCGTTTGCTGCACGGTAAGCCGGGTCGGTTCGGAGTAGGTCAGGTCCTCGGGGCGGATCGTAAGATCGAGCGAGACGTCCGCGTCGCCGCCCCCAGACAGCACGAACCCGATCGCGCGGTGCTTTTGGGACGGAGGATGCGCCATGCCACCAACATGGCGTCACGACCCAAGTTCAGGTTGCTGGGTCAGGTCAGAGGCGGGATCGTGATGGAACAGCTCTTGATCCGGTTCGCTGCGTTCTCAATGGCCGTGGCGAGGGCAGACACCTCAGAAATCAGGGTGGTGACCTGAGCCAGATAGGTTTCGTAGGGCACCACGATGGGCCCGATGAGGTGATTGACCAGGTTGCTGATCCAGGTCAGCACGCTGGGCAGGTCCGTGGGCAGCGTGAGCAGATTAAGGATGGGAAGAAGTGCCGTGATTTGGGCTTCGATCGCGTTCTTTTCCGCCTGGATCGATGCCATCGCCTCGTCAACCACTTCCTGCAATTCGGAACAGACGTCGATCGCGTTGATGCGTGCGGTCAGGGCTGTGAAATAGTCGCCGTCGCTTTGAGATGTGCCTTGGGCCAGCATGTCGGGTCTCCTCTAGTAGATATTCGTAATAATACCATCCCGCACCGTCACTGTCTGCCCCGTCGGCGTGGTAAAAGAGCCAGACGCGCCAGTGCCGACGGACAGATTACCGTCGATCGACACCGATCCGGTAAAATTGGCCGACGCGACATCCAGGTTCAGATCGGTAGCGCAGGAAATTGTGATGCTGACCGGCGCGCCCGTGTATGGCGGAACAACCCAGTTATCGTCGAAAACCAGGGGGGCGAGGTTTTCGTGCCCGCCAGCCCCGATGCGGATATAGGCCCCACTGGGGTGCCACATCTCCATCGACCCGTCCGGTGCGAAGGTGAAATAGGCACCCGATGCGGGGTGGCGATGGATGTCCCGATCGTCCTGGGTGAAATTGACCTGGCCACCCTGGCAGTGCAGGAATCCCATCACCACGGGCCGTAGCGGCGTGCCATCCCGGTCGCCGACCATGGCCACCATGGCGATGATCTGCCTTCCATTCCCGTCCAGCCCGCCGGCGGAGAGTTCTGACGCGGGGGGTTTCACCGAAGGCGTGGACCACGACCCGCCATCCGTGCTGGCCGCCGTTGACATGATTTCGACGCCGAAAAACCGCTGATTATTGTCCAGCATGGCAATATCAGCCCGCCGCGAATGCGCATACACCTTGATGACGCGCGCTTTGCGAAACATCACCCTACCGCCTCCCCACCAGATGCACTGCCCAGGGCCGGGCTGGACGGTGCCGACGTATCGTAAACGCCGGGCCGGCCCTCCGCCCACATCGGCGCGCCGCCATATCGCAGCCGCGCGATGAACCCGGTGCCCCGCTCGACTTCCACCGCCGTGGTCCACAACCCGAGCGGATTGATGACGTGCGACACGCCAACCATGTAATAGCGCGCCACCAGCTTGCCGCGCGTGAGTTGCAGATACTGGCCAGGCCTGAGATATTCCGAGCCGCGCAGCACCATACCGCCCTCCTCGTAAACGCCATTGTCCCGGTTCATCGCTTTCAGATCGAGCGCGCGCTGGGTGTACCAATCCGTCCAGGCCGCGAGTGGCGCCGAGCGGGCCGCTCCCGGCACGTCGGGGGGGAAGGGTTGGCCACCCGGGATGAGCTGCGTCCCGACCTCCATCTTCTTCACGCCATAAATGACCGGATCGTTGTTCGGATAATCGAGATCGATCAATTGATGGTTGTAGAGCTGCGCGGCACTCAAAAAGGCCGACGTCTCGAAACTGCCATTGCCAGGCGGCACGGGGAAGAAATTGGCGACACGCTCATCGGAGCGGGCCACATTGATGCTGACCAGCGCGGCGGCATCGACAGCGACGGTCCCTGGATCCGCCGCGCCCGCCATGATCAGCGCACCGGCCCCGACATCGTCATAAAACGGCGTGGGCCGGAACACGAGCTGCGGACCCGCATCCAAATCCTGGATGAATAATTCGTTCCACGGCATGTCGGCGAATTGCCGCATCTGTCCCCAGATCGACCCGTTATAGCCACCGGCCAGGGTGGGAGACACCCAACCCGTCGTCGGCACCGATATGGCGGTGCTGAAATCATGGAAGATGCCGGCCTGAATAGGCGCGAGCTTGTCAACCTTTGGATTTACCACCTTCGTGATCATCTGTTCCATGAACTGACTCACGGGCTGAAATGTCGCTTCCAGGCCGGTGATGGCCTGGAAATTGAACAGGTCCAGGAACAGTTTGTCCTGGATGAAGGCGATTTCCCACATGATTTGGTAAATCTGGAGCAGTTTGCCGCTATCCTGGCCGGTGATGACGACGACGCGCTGGGGTTGCCCGTTCTGGCCCATCGTCTCGTTACGGCTCACTTTGCTCACCCATCCCCGCATCAGCACGGGCAGACTGCCCCCTGAATAGGCTTGCGGCGTGCGTGAACCGCGTATCTCGACCACGTCTTGGGCTTCGATCAGCGTGTAGAGCGAATCCTGGACATCCGGCTCGACCTGATCCCCGATCGACAGAGAGAAGGCGCCGGCGGGCGCCCGGATATTCTTCACGATGCGGATCGCGCCAGCGTCGCCAAGGTAGGGCGTCAGGTCCAGCGCCCGCGGCGCCACAGATGCGCGCGCCGAAATGCCACTGTTCCGCGTCACCACCTTATACAACGTGACGGTGACCTGCGGCGTGAAGAGTTCGACCGCCATGCCTATTGCCAGTTCGAGGTATCGACCGGCGCGCCGTTCGGCATCGGCCGCGGCACAGCGGTCATGGGGTGTTGCTCCTCAGCACGCACCGAACCGTCTGCGTTTTGGTGCTGCACGACGAGTGGCGCGGCCGTGACCGCGACGTGCACACGGGCGGCATTACCGGTCATGGCAGGATCACGTGGCGGAAGGGCCACCCCACCTCCAGTCGTCGCCTTATAACCAAGCCGGACACCCTTCGCCAACATATCGTCCGGCGGCACGGGATTGCTTTCGCCCCCAACTGTCTCGGCGCGCAGAAAAGCCGCGGCGAATTTTGGGTCGCGCAGATCGAAAGGTGTGTCCGGGTCGAGATGCAGCATGCGCGACATACGGGCGATGATGCCAGCCGTATCGTTTTCACTGGGCGGCGCCCGCCGCATCATTTCCTTGCGGATCGTGTTATAGCCGCGATCCTGGTCGAGCAGCATCTGGTGCAGCCCGGCGCCCAACCCCTCCTCTGGCGTGTTATACGCCCCCCACCGCCCATGCGCGCCGGTTACATAGGGTTGGCCCGGCACATAGGCCAGATTGGTCGGATTGTTGTTTTTCCAGCCGGTAGCCGTAGCGTTTGGTTCTTGCGGGCCAGGCGCGGCAGGTCCAAAAACACGGTCATGCGCCCACTTGCCGAATTGGTTACCGCTGCGCATAATTCTTCCAAGGAAACTGTCTGGCTGACCATGCTCGTCAACGCTAGCATCGCTCATCGCTCTAGCTATATCACCGACGGGACCTGTCAATTCAGCAACATTGCCTCTAAGTAAAGAAATCTCGTTAACGAGCGGCTCGCCAACTTTCGTTAGAGCGTTGGCGAAATCGGCCTCGGCTTCGGACGCACGAGACCCAGTTGTTTCCGTCATTCCGGCCGCCGCAATACCACGGACCATCAGTTTGCGCAGGTCAATACCCGTCGCGGTTGCTATGCCTGGAATCTGCTTGGCAATATCGGGGTGCTCCTTAACGAACTTGTCCCGATATTTCTCTAAGCCCGACTCACCACCGTCCTTGTTCAGAACCTGTAGGATTTCATTCATGGCTGTCGGGCTGATATTTTCCAGCTTCGTGCCGGCATCCTTCATGCCTTCGCGCAACGCGGCGCGCTGTTTCGGGTCCATGCTAAACAGAGCGTCGGCCTGATCCTCGGATAGGCCGGTAAGCGCCATCTCAGCCGCCCGTTTCCGCTCCCGTGTCAGCTTATCTGTACCGGAATAGTCTCTTGCGAGCTGACCCTGCATGACGCCGAGCACATCAGTATCACCGACCTGTTCGAGCAGGCCTCGCCCGGCAATCAGATGCGCCTCATAAGGGTCCCGGATCCCGGCATTCGCCAGCGCCCTGTAGATATACGCCCTGGTCTGCTCGCCCATGGCGCCGCCCTGCCGGAACACACTGTTGGCCGAGGTGATAAGCGATTCACCGTTTTCAGCGCGCAGGCCAGGCACGCCGGACGTGTTCATTTGCTTGTAGAGGGCGGCAAAGTCCGCTGTCTGTCCATCATTCATCAGCAGTCGTGTCGCCGATTCAGACCATCGCAGCACAGCCTGCATGGTCTGCTCCATCGTCGCGCCGCTTTCGTGCGCGCCGCGCGCCGCGGACATACCCACGATGGTCGCGAATTTTTCCGGATCAATGCCCAGCGCGCTGGCGCGGGCCACAGCGTTGACCGTGGTGCCCATATCCATGCCATAGCCGCGCGCCATGCCGACCGCGACCGCAACACCACGCTGCTGGTGCTCCAGCTTCGCGTCATTGGTCAGAGCTTGCCAGGACGCACTGAATGCATGTTGTTGCGCGATCGTGATGCGGTTCGCCGAGGCGTTTGCCGAAACGGTGTCGCGCAACTCCTCGTAGGTCAGCCCCAGATCGCGCATGTGGCGTAGCAGCCGGTCCGACGAATCAGCCTCCTCCCGCGCGCCAGAATAGGCGGTGGACGCCATGCGCTTCACACCTTCAACGCCGGCCATAGCGAGCATCCAGCCCGCAGCCCCCTTAGCGCCGCGCATCATCATGCCGGCCATGTCATCTTCATCTTTGGGTGGCTTGGGTGGCGCTGGCGGCGCTGGCGGCGCTGGCACTGGCGGCGGCTGGGGCGCGAACTGAGTCCCGCTTAAAACATACTGGCCGGCTCGGCCGATGACACGGTCGCGGTCCGCCTGGTCAGGGTAGATTTTGTCGGCGCCAAGGAACTTGTCCAGGTCGGCGAGCGACGCATTATTACCGCCCAGAATGTTGCGGACGCCGGCGGCCGTCGGACCCTTGCCGAGCCTAGCCAAGTCCTGCAACTGCTTTTCTATTTGCTGGAGGTCAGGCGCGAGCTTGCCGAGCTCGGGATGCGACAGGTCCATATCCTTGAAGGCTTTGCCTTCCTGGCCGGCGCGCCTGATCGCGTCGGCGATGCGGTTGATCGCCGATATGGTGGCCGTGGCGTCCGCGTCGATGCCTACCCGAACCGTCATGTCAGCCTCGCCCGTATGTGTCGTCGATCACAGTGTCGTATCCAGCCGCATCTGCGGCCGCGACCCGGTCCATCTCTTCGCCGAGCAGCCGGTCCACCTCGTCCAGCGCCGCCTCCTCGGCATCCCAGTCGTCCGTTACCACAGCGTTTCGCAGCGCGGGATCATCGGCGTGGCGGTGCGCCCAATAATCCACAATGATATCGGCGACGGAGCAATCGAGAAACCGCGGGTCGTCGGGGGGCAGATTGTAGCGGCGCCGGAACGCGAATTCGATCGTGCCGCTAAGCCGCAGCCCCAGGTCGGACGCCTGCTTTTGCACTTCTTCCGCGAAATCGCGTCTCTTCTTCTTCAAACCTCCCGTAGAAGGCAAAGAGGCTTTTCTGGTCGTCCGGCATGACCAGGTCCATCGCCTTCAAATCCCAACCCGCCGGCGCTTCCACGATGCACCGCTCCGCCGTGGCCAAGGCATACGCGGCCAAGGCCAGTGCGCCGAGGTCCGTGCCGCCGCCAAGGGTGCGCCTGGCCTCCGCCTGAATCCAAATCTGATCGCGCGGCGTCGGCCGCCGGCACACAAACTTACCGAACGGATCGACCTCAATCTCGAATGTGTTTTCGACGATCACAGGCCAGTACCACGCACCTTGAGCGATTTGAACTGGCCGTTTGTCACGATGATGCGGTTCGCGTTGATGTCGATATCACCGGAATCGAAACTGCACCCCTGGTTCGTCCGCACCGCTTTGCCGGTATCCTTGGAATAGACCACGATATCGAACACCACACCCGTGAGTGCATCGTCCGCGTTCTCGGGGATGATGCCCAGCGCCCGCATGCCGTTCTTCTTGATCGACATGGCGGAAACGGAGACGGAATACATTGCCTTAGTCGGAACGTTCTCGACCACTTCGATGTCGCCAATACCGGATGCGCCATCGAGGCCGTAACTGTCGGAGAAGCGAGCGGACTGAATCAGCCCGACCTGCTTGCCGCCAAACTCGATGACGACCCGATTGCCGGTATTGACGTTCTGGTTCGTGGTGCCCTGAATAGCCATGGCCGAGCCTCCCTATCAGCTCGATACCGTGCCGGAATACGGCACGATCGAGGCGGTTGCGGTGACGAAATTGTCCGGAACGACCGGGCTGGCCTGCCACGTCACGTTGATTGTGTCGCCCGCCGCCGTCGCCACAATGTTCTGGAACGGCGGGCTGTTCTCATCGCCGACCAGCACACCCGGCCCGATCGGGGCCGGAACAGCCAAATCGGTGAGGACGGACTGGGTTATCGCCTCCGCCCTGCCCAGCGCCTGCGGACTGACCGGACCCCCGATCAAAACCTGCAATGCGTCGCGCACCGATCGCATCATGTAATCGGTCGCGGCGCCGCAGCTGACCTCGACACGATTGTAATTATCGTTGTCGAGCCAGCACGACACGGACCTGGCCACCTTGTAGCCCTCCTGCGTCACAATCAGCGGCATCACGCCGGCCTGAATGAGAATGTCCGTATCGGTCGGCACGCGCAGGATTTGCTCCAGCCCGCGCGCCGTGATCGTTTTGTTCGTCATGGCCGAGCCAGGCGTCATGGCGGCAAATCCGGCTCCGACCAGCACGGCACTCTGCCAGGATGGCAGCATGACCAAATCGCCGGCCGCGTTATAATCCTGATAGCCAGGATAGACGATTGAGGTGCGGTCGCTGTTGATGGAGAAGGCCAGAGCTTCCGCCTGAGCAATCGTAGCGCCGAGTGCTGGGCCGGTGAGGTGACGCCGTTCCTTGCCGCCCACGGTGGACATGTACTGGCAATGCGCGTCGCACGCCGCCGTGATGCCGATGGGCGAGCTGGGGTTCTCGCCGTAAAGCGAGACCAGCCATTGCAGGTCCACGCCCTGCAACACCTCCAGCGCGGTGACCCAATCGGCCAGCGTGGTGTCGTACGTGCCGGCCCCGCCCGTCATTGGGGTCAGCGGCAAGGTGGCCGGCCGGCGCTGGCAGGTCGCCGTAGCGCGGACCGCCGTGACGAAACCGCCAGCAGCCGAGGAATTGAACCAATCGACGCACGCCTGGAGGTTTGCAGTGACCGAGAACGGCGAGGAGAAGCAGTTCGCGGCAGCGAAATGGTCCAACCCCTCTAGCGCCGGCGTCCCCGAGGAGCCGGCCACGACGGCGGCGGTGAAATGCGTAACCGTATTGATCGCCGCAACCAACTGGTCCACCGTCGTATAGGTGGAAAGCAGGAACGTTGCCACCGTGGTAGAGTTGGCGGCCAGAACGCAGGTCGTTTCCGTGATGGTAATGGTGGCCGACGTTACCCCAGAGCCGGATGCTGACACGGTAAAGGCGGTGCGGCCAACATTCGTGCCGCTGGCATAGTTCTCACCATCCGTAATGGTCAGGGTCAGATTGCCATCGCTGTTGGCATCCGGCTGGACCGAGACCTGGAACAGGGTGGACGGCACACCGTACTGCGTCGTGGTCAGATTGATGCAGACCGCACCGGTATTGTCGGTAAGCGCCAGGGTGGATTGCGTCGCGTTCCCCACGATGATGCAGCCAACCTCGCCAGGCCCATCAATTTCGTTCGATGGGTTGAACGCTTTGGTCACCGCGGTCAGCACGTCGCCACTGACCAGCACGGCTGCCGCTTCGTCCGGGCTGCCAAAGGTCAGGTAGGTATTGGGTTGGCCGCCCGCCGAGTTGCCGATGAAGCATACCGTATTACCAATATTCTGATTTATCGGCGCCTCGGCGCCGTCCAGCACATCAGAAACGGTTGTCGGGGTGGTGTAGAGCTGACCGTTGAAGAATAGGGTCGATGCCATGATACCTTAACCTTTCTTCTTGCGGACGATGGCGTAGCTTTGCTGAGGCGGGACGGGTTCCGTCAGGAAGGCATGCATCCGCGCGGTGAAATTCGCCTCCGTATCGTGATGGGTGCGGCCGTGCGCCGTTTCCACGGCGTGGAATGCCCCATACAGCTCCGGTCGTGTCGCCTTTTTGGATTGCCCGCGGAGGAACTCCTCCAGGCTGATCTTGTGCGCCGGTGCGGCAAGCGCCGAATCGGGCAGCGACAGATCGACTGTAGGCGCAGCAACAGCGGCCGGCGCGGCGGCCACAACCGTTTCAGTATCATCCATAGACAAGGTCCGATCCTATCGTTGCGGTTTCGGTGGTGGAAGTGACGATCGGCAGGCCATAGATGACGGACGCCGGCGCCTGGCAGGTAAACTTGCCGCCCGTCATGAACAGTGGCGCATTCTTGGCCTCAAAATCCTCGGAATCCTGTTGCTGAAACCCTATATTCAGCATGCCAGCAGCATCGAAAACTTCGAGATTGACCTGGATGACGCGCCGCACCGCCATCCGCAGCGCGATACGTTCGTCGGGATTCAGCGAGACGCCGACGACGTTCATTGAAAAACTGGCGAGCCAGCCCTCGCTTTCGCCAGGCGTGCCAAACACGTCCAGGATATCGCCGGTCACAGTCTCGCCAATCGCCCGCGTCTCCGGCCCGGTCGTATCGAGATGCACGGAAATCATGGGAAAGGAGATGCGGTCCGCCAGCGCGTAGGGCGACGTAACGACCGGGCAGGTCCCGCTCGACGGGGTGAACCGGCCCGACGCGATTTCCACCGCCATGCCAGCGGTGAGCCGCTGGACGAGCAGGAGTTGCGGGTCCGGCGCCGCGTCCTGATACGTCGCGGCGGGCACGATCGACACGCTCGGCGCGTCCGTCCAGGTCTCCCCGTCAGGGGTGAAATAGACATGGTAGAAATAGGAGGTGCCATTGACCAGCGCATCGACGTCGATCAGGCAATTATCGGTGCAATCATCGGCGACGAGCACGGCGCCAGTATCGCCGGCTCCGGTGAAACTGTCCGAGGTGCGGCGCAGCACCCGCCACCACGCTGCGGCTGTGGCGGGCGGCGTGACGACGATGCGCACCGCGTTGCCCGCCGCCAGAGCGAAGAGTTGAAGCCCGATTGCCATGCCGACACGATGCCGTCACGACTGTTATGGCGCGTCGGCGCCTATCCCCAGGATGCGCGCCACATCCTCTTGCACTGCGGCGGAGAAGGCCTTCTCAGCGATCGGCCGGATCGTCTCGCCGGCGGACAGGGCCGGGTAAAGCCCGGGCCGGGCCGGCGCGATCCACCCCTTCGACCCCTCCATCATGGTGCGGAATGTCAAATACTGCGAATGCTGCGCCCCACCCTTTTGCTCGGGCCGGCGGAAATTCACCATGCCCACCAGCCGCTTCGCCACCTTGTCGTTCTCGCCGAAGCCGAGATGGGCCAGGGCGTGTTTGTCGAGCCGATCGCCCCACTGGTAGCGCCAGCCCGGCACGGTGACCCGCTCCCGCGTCTTAATGTCGAAGGCGCCTGTACCGGAGAGCCGCCGGTACGTGCCGATGACCTGGCTGCGCTGCCGCTCCTCCTCCTGCCACCACCGATGCACTTCGGCCGGCATGCGGTTGCCCGTCACAGCGTTTGGATTATTCCACCGGAACGGGATGATGAGGTAGCGCCGCCCGTCTTTGGTGAGCCGGACCTTAACAGAGGAATCCAGCATTTTCTTCATGTCGTAACCGGACGATCCGCGTTCGATCACGTCGGCATAGGGGAGCTCGCTATACGCCTCCGCGCTGAAATCCCCGGTCGATCGGAACAGGATCGACCGCCCATAGGCGCCGGACTGGGGATGCAGCACCTTGCCGCTCGGCAGCGGCGCCCCGTCGGCATAGGCCTTCCAGGTTTCTTGTATCGCCAGGCCCATCCGCTGCACCATGGCGGAGAGGGAGGGGAAGGCATCCTTGGTCAGCGCCCCGCCGGGGGGCAGGAACTCGCCGATATCAATACTGATCCGAAACTCAGGCACCGATTTTGCCGAGCAGATCGAATTTTCTTAAAACTATACGCCTCGGTAATGCCAAGCCACCGAAATGGGCCCGATCGCTGGGCAGGTCGGCGAAGACGAAATACTCGGGAATCCGCCGCCCGCTGATCGTGTAATCCGTGCCATCCGGCGGGGCGGTCTGCCCGCTCGCCCATGTCACGGTCGGATTCTCCCCAAACCCCACGGTCGGTATGTCGGCATCCGTCACGGCGAAGCTCTCCGGATCGACCCAGAAGGCCCGGTCCACCGTGGTAACGGGGAAGGTCAGGGTTTCCGACCCGGTATGGTTGAGGATCGAGTCAAACGGCTCCGTGGACTGAATGAAGACGACCCGGTCATATTCCTTCGCCGACCAGAACGGGGAATCACTCCCCGCGGTCACCACCACATCCCCAGTCTCGTACCGCCCCATCGACTCCCATTGCCGGCGCCCCTTCATCCCGGTCAGACCGACCGTGGCGGAGACGGGCGGGTCCCAGATATAGCCCTTGCCGGCGCAGACCGGGCAGTTCGCCGGCGCGGCCCCGCTGAATGTGCCACGCTCGTAGGGGCACTGGTAGGATTTGGCCCAGGTCACCGCCTGGCCCATCTCGTTGAGCAGCGCGTTGCAGCGGGCGACGGAGAGCTGCATCACATCACCGCGAAACGGACGCCGAACATGGATTGCCTGATCCGCTCGGCGCGCTGATCGAGTGCGGTCCGGAATTTTTCCACGTCGAGGGAGAGTGATTGCGACATGCCGTCGATCGACGTCGATCCGCTTTGCTCCAGCATCTGATCGTCCATGATCGAGAGGACGGCTTTTTTCAGGGTCAGATCGATCAGGTCGGGGTAATCGGCCCGGGCATTGGCCAAGCCGCACACATACTGAATCTGGATCAGGAACGGCGCCACGGACCCGCCGCCGAACACGGAGAGCAGATAGGCATTCAGCGGCACGCCGGAGCTTGTCTGGATGGGCAGCAGATTGATCGACCCGTATTTCTGATCGAGCCTGATCCACCCATTCGGAATCGTGTAGGCGACGGTCGTCGGGTCCGGATAGTTGAACGTGATGGCCTGGACCTGGCTGACGGGGCGCTGGCGCAGCGGGATGAAGCCGTAGCTGTTCCCATTGAACAGCTTGGGGTCGTAGTCATAGCCCGGCTCGTAAATGATGGCGCAGCCCTGGGCCTGGTAGGCTGCAATCTGGTCGGGGGAGAGTGTGGTGGGGCAGACCTGCCGCGGCGTGAAATAGGCCCGCATGAACCGCTGCAATTCTGATTCGGCCGCCTGGATTTTGGCCAGGATGAAGGCGTCGTCCGGGTCCCAATCCTGAAAATACCGAGCCTGGATAGGGGCGAGGCGGTTGCGCCGGAAACCCGGCACGTCAGCCTCACTGAACAGACTGGTAGGCCAAGGTGTGATGCTGCCCGACATACCGTCACCATGCCGTCACGACGCAGCGCCAGGCCCGAGATATAGGATTTGTATATCTCGGGGCTGGTTTGCAGATTACCGCAACGGGTTGCGGTTCTCCGGCAGCGTATTGATCAGCGTGCCGCCATAGGTCGCGGCATTGGCTGTGCCCAGCGCCGTGATGTTCGCGGTATCGACATGGGCGAGGAACGTGTTGTAGAGGGTTTGCAGTGCGGTGAGCTGGGCGCTGATTTCATACAGCCATACACCCAGGTAAGCATCGTGGGCAGCCGGTGCGAGTTGCTCCAGCTCTCTCTTGTAGTTCTTCACATAGACCATGGGCCACTCCTCAGGTTAGCGCGGCTGCTCAGGCGGCCGGCTGTTCGGGTTCGTCTGGCTTGGCACCCTTGGCCTTCACCAGTTTGTAGCCGGGGATCGACGCAAACCTGGCAGCCTCTTCGTCGGAAATCTCTTCCGAAATGGCTTGGCCACGATCGACGGTAAACGCGGTGCCGCTGATCCTGGTGGAGCAGTTCGGCAAGGTGCAGATGACGCGCGCCATGGCGCAATCCTTTCATGGGTTGAGAAGAGCTGGGGCGACGACGTGCCCCGGCTCTCCGTGCGGGTTGATCAGCCCTGGACGCCGGTGCCGACGCTCGACGTGCCGGTCGCGCCGTTCCACTTCCATGCCGAACCGATCGGCACGATGTTCTTGATAACTACGTGGTGGCGCCGTTTCGAGATACGCAGGTAACCGAACATGGCCTGCGCCCACGGCACGATCATCTGGTTGCTCGGGTACAAGTCGAATTTGAACATACCCTTGAGTTTACGCCACGTTATCGCCGTCATGCCGGGGGACAGGTTCAGCACGAACGCCTTGGAGGCGCCGGGCAGGTCGGCATTCAGGTCCACATACGTGGTGGTGGAACCACCGGTGTTGCGCGGGATGCGCAGCATTTCCCGGATGTCCGCCTCGTTGCCGGCGCCGCCCGTGCCGTTCACCCTGGAGCGGTAGATCACATACCCGGTCTCCGTCGCGCTGGCGGACTGGGTAATGGTCAGGGTGGCAGCCTGGCCAGACGAAATGGCGGTCTGGCTGGTCCAGGTCACCACGGACTGGCCTGCCATATTCACGCCGGCCACGCCCCAGTAGTAGTTGCCGGTCGCGCCATTCGTGGTGGTGAAGCGGCTCGACGCGTTGGACGCAGTCGCGACGGTCACCGAGGCAGGAGCGATCGTCTGGACGAAGGACGGATATAGCAGCTGGAACGGCGCCTTGGACGTGTCGTCGCGGATGAACACGTCCTCCTGCGTCATTATATTGCCGCCCGAGGTGCGGATACCCACCACAGGCGCACCCACTTCAAGCCCACCCTTACCCACATCGGTCAGCGCGACGCGGAAGGCCGGGTTCAGGTTGTTGTCGAAATCGGACTGAACCTGCGTGTTGAAGTAGATGTCCGTCGCCTGGCCGAAATTGCCGGCCTGGCGAATCTGCCGGGACGCCAGGGTGACGTACGTCTGGTCGTTGAGAGCATTGCCCTGCACGTCAATGATGTTGCCGGGATCGACCTGGCCAGCCGCAATGCCCGCATTGATCTGGGCATAGATTCCGTCGAATTCCGTCGGCACCACACTCGAATCGCCTTCAAACAGTAGGTATTCGGCATCGGTGAGGAGTTGGAGCGCGCCGGCGATGTATTCCTCTTTCTGCGCCGCAACGATGGCGTTCTGGAGGGTGACGATGTAGGAGACCTGACGCTGCGTCATCAGGTATTTCACCTGGCCGACGCGCCTGTTGTACTGGCCGGTGACCGTGTTGATCACGCCGGTTTCCGAGTTGGTCGAGCCACCCGGGAAGCCGCCCACGCCGCTCATCTCGGTCCATTCGTCCACGGTCGCCGTGGCCTTCATTTCGGACAATTTATTGAACAGTCGGAAGTGCTTGTTCTCCTGGATCGTGGCCTGGAGGGTCATATCCAGCGACTGCACACGCAGCGCGCCGCCACCGGAGAGGGAGGCAACGTCGGTGCCGTAACCAGCAGTCAAGGCCTTCTGCAGATCAGCGAGCGTGCTGTCCGACATCGGGTAGCCGGTTGTACCGCCGGCCGTGCCGCCGGGGGGAAGTTCAAAGTTCATGTCGCAGTCCTTTCCTTATGATTACGGAACGTTAGTGAGTCGGTTCAGTGGTTACGCAGCCTCCATCACACCGCGAATCACCTCGGGGTTGATCGGTGTGCCGGCGATGCGGCTGCCCTCGATTTCGGCCGCCCATGTGCTGGGCAGTTTGCCGGCGCGGCTCAACTGCTCCGCCTTGGCAAAGAACCGATCGCCAGAGACGGTGTCGGCCTTCGCCATGGTGCCGGTCGGCCCACGGGCGGGCTGGTCATGCACGGTCACCTGAGAGCGGCGGCCGGTGCCGGTCGCGGCCACCTTGCGCAGATCGGCGCCGAGGGCCTTGAGCATGGTGCCCTGCCGCTCGATCACCTTGTTCTGGTTCTGCACGATGGTGAGCAGCGAGCGGATCGCGTCGCTCATCTGATGCTGCCGGCCGTTCAGCGCCTTCATCATGGCGGTACCATCGATTGCTTCGACCACACTGCCATCGCCGAGCTTGACGGTAATGGCCTTGGCCATGTCGGCTTCGCCGCCGTCCTCGGGGTGTTCTTCCTCATCCTCCTCTTCGCCGCCACCGGCACCCATGTCGGCTTCGTCAGCCATGGCCTTGGCCACGGTCGCCGTGGAATCGAGTTCGGTGAGCAGGGCCGCGAACGGGCTTTCGTCAGTGGACGGCTTGGTCATGAGATTTCCTTTTCGAGTTGAGTCCGGTTTTCAGGTCGGACATGAAACGGGCTACGTGTTGAGCTGCCTCGGCCCGGCCGATGCCGTATGCGGAGGCGGCGTGCGCGACCATTTCTGGGGCGGTCGGGTGCACCTTTTTGGCCATGATATCGGCGGCCAATTTGTCGCGGAGGTCCCAGTAGGACTGCACCCCGCGATCGAGACTTTGCTTGCGCAGTGCGCCGCCGCCGGACAGGCCAGCAGAATCGGTGCCGTAACCAGCGGTCAGGCCACCGCCCCCGGCGTCCAGCGCCTTGAGCATGACCATGTCCAGCCCGTCATCGGTCCAGCACTTTTTGAAGATGCCGAACGGCACGATCGACACGCCGGCCAGGGTGGGGTTCACCGGCGTCCGGGAAAACCCGATATTGGACCAACGCACCTGGGTGAGTACCGTGATAGGGCCGCGCGCCTTGTCCATCTCAATATCGGAACTGAGGATTTTGCCGGCGACGCTGGGGTACCACTTCATCGGCGGCGTGATTTGCGTCAGGCTTTCCCAGAAATCGTTGGCGCATTGCGCCATTTCACCTTCGCCGCGGAAGATGCTGCCCTTCACGAAGGTGCGCTTGTCGTCGAATTTCACTTCGACCGGCGCGCCGATTTCGTGGCGGAGATAGTTGGGGTCACCGTTGGCCAGGCCGATGATGGAGCGGTGCTGAATGTCCAGGTTGCCGAACTTGAGAAAATAGGCGGCACTGTCCGCCAGGGCCTGCATCCTGACCCGTTCGCCCTGGACGTCGATGTTCTCGTTGCTCGCTTCCATGAAGACGAAGCGGTTCTCGCCCTCCGTCACCGGAGTAGCCTTGAGCATGTCGGGCACGCTCAGTATCGAGAACCCAGTGCCGAAATCCGCGTGCATCACACCCCAGAAACAAGATGAGCCGCCGACACACCCCCGGGCGGGGTGCAGCAGCGGCTCATCAGAAAAGCCCTTCGAGGCGGCGCGACTGGCGCGGTCACCTCACCATGTCACCATGGCGTCACGACCTGGGCGGCGGGGGATTATTGGGGTTGGGAAAGGGCCGGGGCGTCAGGCGCGGATGCAGCGATACGCCTTGATGAACGCCGCCGCGACGTAGGGGTTAATCGCGTTCCCGTAGGCGCGCAGCTTGCCCACGTCGCCGGGATCCCTTGGAGAAAGCGGGAATGCTCCGGGTTCAAAAGGCCTAAACCGTTCGTCTCGGCAGAACACCCATTCAGGCTCGCGCCAGGGATTTGGTGGGCAACCATATTGTTGAGCTGCTCGCCCTTCGGCCCCCCGCCCCGCTCCGCAAAGGGGACGTGGTTCGGTGTCCGGTAATCGTGGCGCGTCGGCGTCGCCCACCCGGCCAGGAGCGCCCGGTCCATGAGGTTCCCCCGCGCCGTATCGAACGCTCTCGATATGTGGCCCGGACGGTGATCTCCCTCGTGAGGTGTTGGCCACCCCGCCACCAGCAGTTTCGCCTGCGAATGCAGATTGTCCGGTATCTTGCCCGCCGCGAGCCGCTTCGCCGAGAACCCGGTCGATTCCGCATTCTCCGCTTTCGGGGTGGACCAGCCGCAGAGTTGAGCCGCGCCCGGCAGTTTCAGGATGATCTTGCCCGCACTGGTCCCGTATCGACTGTCCGTCGCATCGTTCACCAACGGAGTCGGCCACCCAGTAAAGTCGTTGGCGTATGTTCGGCGCACCGATGCCCGCAGAAGGGAAATCGACCGCCCCGATGGCGTAGCCATCCGCTTCCAGGTTAGTCGATACAAGATCGAACCACATCCTTCCGTCTGGGCTTTCAACCTGTTCCCCAAAGACGATGCCAGGGCGACGCTGGCGGAGGAGCCAGTGCCAAGCCGGCCAGAGGTGCCGCTCGTCAGCAAACCCGCCGCCTTTGCCTGCCTGGCTGAAAGGCTGGCATGGGCAGGATCCGGTCCAGACAGGCCGATCGTCGGGCCAGCCGGCCCAGCGGAGCGCGAGGCTCCAAAGCCCGATGCCGGCGAAGAAATGGCACTGGGTGTAGCCTCGCAGATCGTCGGCGCAGACGTCCCGGACGTCCCGTGCATCGACGTCTCCGGGAGCAACCAGTCCATTTGCGATGAGGGAGCGCAGCCATTCCGCCGTAAACGGATCGCTCTCATTATAGTAGGCGCCGCGCACATCAGAGCCTCATCGTAACAACGAGGATGGTTCTATTGCCGAACCGCGACAAGTGCAACAGCCAATCGAACCTCAGGCGTCGATGATCGGCCCCGGCGGTTTCGGCTTGGGCCGCGGCGTCGGCGCGGCGGCGTTGGGTGCGGCGCCGGTACTGTTGAAGCTGGTCCGCTCCGCCGTATCGAAGGCGGCATCCAGGCTGCCGTGCTTGGAAATATAGCCGTTGGAGTGCGTGACGTGCGCCGTGCCATCGTTCTGGAAATGCGCGACTTGGGCGTGCTTGCGCCTGCCCCGCATCGGGTCCGTGGCGAGCAGCGGCTTGCGGTACACGTGCACACCAGCCGTACTCGACTTGTCGTGCCGCTCCCAGCCCGGCGGAATCACGGTCTGGTGCGGCGTCCGGCTGTCCTGGTGCTGCGGCACGTGTACGACTGCCCCGCCATGCGTATGGCGATCATAATCATGCACCAGCGATTTGGCGAAGAAGAGTATGGGGCGCGTCATGGCAGTTTCCTCGGAAAAAACAGCACGCGGAGCCTGTCCTGCAGGGCTTTGGCGAATTCACGGGTGGGGGCGACGTCCGCCTTGCAGGAGGGGCAGACCAGGACCAAGCCTTCCGCCTTGAAGACGAGGCCGCGGGTGCGGATCATGGGTTCACCGGCCGCATTGAGGTGGCCCAGATCGGCGCCGCATCGGCATTTCATGCCAGCGCACGTTCGGCATTGGCCACGACAATGGCGAGCTGGCCACGTTCGGCGACCAAGGCCTGATACTGGTCCGCAGCACCGTCATCCAGCAGCGCCCGCCGGCCCAGTTTCTCCAGGTCGGCATTCACCGCCGCAATCCTGTCCCGGCCCGCTTCCAGGATGCGCTGCTCCGCCGCACGGGTCCGCGACGCGACGCCGGCGAGGTGGCCGAGCCGCTGGCGCGCCGCTTCGATGTGCCGCTCGGGCTGCCCCTTCTCGTTCATGCCCGCATCCTGCCGTCACGACTGGGCGCAGCCGCACCAGCACCAGATCGCGGCCATCCCCGGCCGAGAACCGCATCACGGTTTGCAGATCATGTCGGGTCCGGTCGAGCGGCACAGGCACGGCATGGCGGGTCGGCGCGTAGCCGGCCGAGACCAGGGCGGCATAGGCCACCGCAGCACTACCCCAACTTCTGGCCAATGTCTGCTCAGGCGCGCCCAGCGGCGCCAGCGTCACCCATTCCCCCGCATCAGCATCGATCATGGCCAGAATGCGGGCGAGCAAATTATTCATCAGTCCCTCCAGTCAGAGCGGCAATCGTGGCGGCGCGCGCCTGGGGCGGCATCGCGCAGAGCAGGATCAGCACGACTGCCGCAATCCGTGGTGGCGGCCGATAGTCGGGCCGGTCAGGCGAGCACCACCGATTCACCGCCCCACGCGTGAATCCGCTCAACCGGGAAAATGCCGCTTGCGACACGCCGGCCTCGGCCAGCTTCTCACGAAATTCCAGTCCGCTCATCAGCAGCATCGCGCATCATCCAGCACCGCATCAATGGCCAATCTTGCCTCATCTATGGATGCGAATGTCTTAATTTCTATATGAGTCGGTCGAGTCCCGGGAATGCTGTGAAGCCCGCCATCCCTGGCTTCCGGGGCGATTATCCAGGCGAAACCGAAAACCCGCGCGTGCCATCGCTGGTCAGCGACGCGCGGGCTGGGTAGTCGCTGGGCAACAGCAAGACAGCGCCCGTCGCTCATCAGAAGCGCGCTGTCCGGCGGTCGCTCGCGCCACTCCGTCGGCTTTTTTGGTAGGTTGCGGAACGATAACGCGTTCCACCGCCCATCCCGCACGTCTATAAAACTAGGCATTCGCACGTCAAGACTCCATATATCGTTACATTGCAGTGCAGCACACAGCACCTTACGTCAACCCATAAAATCGCATTTTTCCGATTTAATTACTCTTTCCCATATTGCAGGATGTGCGCCCATGGCATATATCCATTCCGTACAGGAGAAGACAATGCCTACCCCAACCGCCGCCCCATTCCAATTCCTCTACGGAGAGCCGGTCGCGTGGGCTGTCACGTCAGGCCCTACGCGGCGCCAGATCGGCACGATCAATCGCTTTGGTGATCGATACCTGCCGGTAGCGGTGGTGAAATGGGGCAATGTGCGGCTTAGCATGGCCGACAGCATCAATGATGCGACGACTGCCATCGGCATCATTACGGAGATTGAGGAAAAGAGATGGGGCGAAGCAGACGACAAGCCTATTGCGCCCACCGACTGATTGCGCTTTAGATACAACCAGAGGAGACAGATATGAGCAACGAACAGACCAGCGCCGACCCGATTGAGCAGGAGCGGCGCACCATTGCATGCGTGCTGGCACAATACCTCGTGTATCGGATCAACGCCAGCGTGGTAGCCAGAATCGAACAACAACTGGAGCGGGAACTACTTTTCCCGGTCACCTTGTCACTTTACGACCAAGTTCACCCAGACCCATTCGCACTCATCAGGGTGCAGATGGTCGGCCCGCAGGGGCGCCGGTACACGTGGTATGGCAAGAACGACGTCCGACTCGTTCCTAGAATCGATTAACCCTGACTGAGAAGGAATCCTGACATGTCCAACCAAACACTCAATCTTTTCCAGGTCCGCATTGAGCACGGCCGGAGCTTCGTTCAACTCTTCACCATGCATCAGGGTACGGCGGCGGATGTCCGCGTCCAGTTCCTTCCCTTCGTCAAGCCGGGAACCAAGGTGTTCGTGGAACCACAATCCGCGCTGATGAAGCGCGAATTGGTCCTCAACCTCAGCGCCGACGCCACGCCGCCGCACCTACATCTCGGCATTCACCCCAACCACCCGGGTAAAGCGGCGATTCTTGACCAGGTAGGCGCCTTGCACGGCACGTTCGCCACCGGCACGTCGCGCGCCGAGATTGCGGAGCTACTCGCGCTGCGCGGCCACTCCTTGATGCCTGACGATACGATTGTCGCGCCTATCGTTACGGAGGCGCCGCGTGTTGCGGCCGATCCGGTCGCGGTCCAATGATCATGCCCAACGATTATCCGGGGCGCTGCGGCTGCGGCGCCACGGTCCCGGTGCGGCGCGGAAAAGTCACGTACGAACGGTTCGACCGCGGTCCGCGCCGCGCCATCATTACGTGCCGCGCCTGCATGACACAGCCGGAGCGCGAATTCTCCATCGCACATGAGCGCAGGTACGCCGCCCTGTCCGACATGGCGGTAATCCGCGCCGAGGCAGTCCACGAAAATTTCGGTCGATAATTTCCCCACTTATCCCGCTTGCGGAACTGTGTTTTTTCGTAATAGGTTGCGCGCCTCGACCCGGACTGCCGGGTCGCCAACCCCCTGAAAGGACAAAGTCATGAACTTCTTCTCCGGCATATTCAGCTTCTTCTCCGGCTTTTTTGGCGGCGGCGCCACGGGCTCCACACCGGCCGCGTTTACCGCCCAGGCCGGGGCTGCCCTCGCCATGATCCAGGGCATCGCCCCACTGGTCGAGGCACAGGCGGACGTTTCCCCGGCTATCGTTGCCCAGATCAACACAGCACTGACCGAGGCGCAGACCATCATTGCCGGGCTGGGCCAGGACCCGGCGCCGACGGATATGTCGAGCGCGCTGAAAGCCCTGTCCACCGTCGTCGCCGCCTTCCCGGCCGGCCCCAACCACGACAAGGCAGCGGCGGCGCTGTCCACGCTCACCCTGGTGCTCACCGTCCTTCACACCGCGTAACACATGGGCGCCGGGTCACCGGCGCCCTTTCCTTCATCATCAAAACATAGACCGTTGCTGGTCAGGTTCGGCCGGCTCCGCATCATTCGCCGGCACCGGCATATCAGCGTGCACAGTCTCCGCCGCCTCCTCTTTCCCGGCCCTGACCCGGTTCAGATATCCGGCCAGCCCGCGATCATCCAACCCCTCCAGCGGGCTGGTCATGACATCGCGCAAATCATATTTCGTGGTCAGCCTGGCCCGGGCCCGCCTCTCGGCGGGATGGTCTGCCACCACGTCAAGCAATTCCACATCGTTATTCTGCCCGATGCGGTGAATGCGCCCATTTCGTTGCGCATGGAGCATGGCGGTTAGCGGCGTGTCGGCCTGGGCCAGCCACCGCCCCGTCTGGAGGTTTGCGCCGACGGCCGCTGCGTCCGAGCAGACCAGCACGTCGTGTTTCCCCGCTTTGTATTCGGCCTTGATCCGATCCTTGTCCTTCGCCGAATCAGACCCGGTCAGGGTAACGACGCGGTGCCCCTCTGCCTTGAGTTGCGCCGCAATGGCCGCGACATGGTCGCGGTGGTGGGCGAACACCACACCCTGCTTCCCACGCCGCTCATTAGCAATCTTGGCGATGGCGCCTATCTTGGCCCCGCCATTGATGGTGTGATGCACCGCGCTGTTATGCACGATGCCGATCGAATTCTGGAGATTCTCCGCCACCGCCCTGGCCTGCCCAGGATCGACACCGTCGAAACTATTTGGCGACAGCACCTTCATCGCGTCCACATCCACATCCCCGCGCAACCTGGCGAGCCGACCGGCGGCGGCGGCATCGTCCAGGGCCTTGAGGTGGGCGCGCTGGCCATCATCGAGCTGCACGCTGACCTGCTTTCGATCCACTTTCACGCCGGGGTCGATGCCGCCGGTGTAGAAATGCCGCGCCATCTCGCGCTGCAGCCCGTCGCGCGCCGATGCGGTATCGACGCCATACTTCCGCATGAACGCGTCCCGGTCGGCATACCGCGCCGGGTCCATCTTTTGCAGCACATCGAATGCCTCGGAGGCATCGTTTTTCACGGGATCCGCCGTGGCCGACACGTAGGTGCCCATTACGTCCGAAACGCCATCGACGACATTGGCGAGGTGCGAATTCTGCTTCCCGGCCCGGTTGAGCAGATTATGGCCCTCATCGACGTAAAGCGCGTCGTGGTGCATCCCCTCCGCCTGCATCAAATCGCGCATATACTTGGCCCGCTCCGCCCGCGGCATGGCGTCCAGTTTCGCGGCAACCTCCGCCGGCTCGACCCCGTCACGCGCCGCGGCGAGGTGGATCATGTCGTCGCGGAAGGCCTGGTGCGTCACCACATTGAAATTATACGCGGGGTTCTTGTAGGCGGCGATCCGCTCCTCCCGCGACGCGCCAGGCGCGCAGTGCCAGTTATACTTTCCAGGCTCCAGCATGGTCAGCGCCTCGCCGTGGAACTGGCCCTGGACGACGGAGGGGACGAGGAACAGGCCCCGGTTCGCCTTCCCCTTGGCGTGCAGATCGGTGAAGGAGGAGAGCATGATGGAGGTTTTGCCCGACCCGACGCCCATGCCGAGGACCTGCCGACGGTTATGCTCGATCAGTTTTACGGCGCGCTGGCGCTTCACGTAGGCGCCCGACATATCCGGCCGCCACATCGCCACGGGCTGGCCAGGCCGGAAATTCTTGCCCACGATCGGCATCATGCCGGCGATTTGCCGCTCCGCGGCGTGGCCGATCGTCCATCGCTGGCCCAGCGCCGGCACGCGCGGATCCGGCGCCTCATCGTCCCCATCGCCTTGGCCGGCCGTATCGACGGGCCCGAACATGCCCATCTGGCTTTGCTGGTATCCGGCTTCGTGCGCCGCCTCCGCGTCGAGCCGGTCCTTCACCCCGCCGGCGGCGTACTTGCCGCCGACCCGGTTGCGCAGCGCATCGACCCGGTCGCGGTGTTCCTTCAACCGCGCCTCCCGCGCGGCGGGGTCCAGTGCGTCGAGATGGGCCAGGTCATGCGCGATCGGCGTCCGGCCGACCCGCAGCTTCTTGCCCTTCGCCAGCCCGTTATGGGTGTCCGCGAAGGCGCGCAGCACCTTGCTCTTCACCACATCCTGCATCGCGGCATAGGCGTTCGCCGGGCTGCCCATGATGGTCAGATATTTGTCCCAGGACATGCCGGCCTTGTTGACCCGTTCGGCCAGCTCGTTCCGTTTCTGCCGCCTTTCCCGCCATTCCGCGTGCTCCGGATTCGGCGCGGCGCCGAACAGCCCCTCCGTCTCCCGCGCCGGTTCCGGGTCAGGTGTCGCGTCCAGTTTTTCCAACTCGGCGCGCAAGCCCTCCGCGTCCGGATCGGACCGGCCATACTCTGCCCCGAACACGCTGCGCAGCGCGCGCTGATCCTGGGGCGTCAGGTCGCCGACCGGCTTCCATGCCGCGACCCCCTCGGGGTGCTGCGCCAGGGCGCGATGCAGTGCGTCGGCGGCCGTCGGGTCGATCGCGAATTGCTGGCGGTGGATAGGGGCGTGATCCACGCCGAGCCGGTCCGTGTATTCATCGGCAAGCCGCTCGAAGGCGGCGCGGTGCGCGTCGGCCCGATTGATCTTGCCGTCCGGCGCGTAGAGCGGCGCCACGTCATTCACCGCCGCCATGAAGGCGCCACGGTTGCCGGCGCGCTGCATCGTGGTCTCGGCGAGCAGGTCCGCCATGATTTCGTCGGGGGAATCGCCGTCGGCCGCCCGGGCACCTACGAAATCATTCACGGCGGCCGCCATGTCGCGAGGCGCGGCGGGAAACGGGTTGGCCAGGCGCGGCGCGGTGCCAGGCACCACATTCATGGCCAGGTCGGGCCGGTCCGCCACGCCGGCCGGCAACCAGCCATCCTGGTCAGCCCTCCCCTCCATGATATCCAATGCGCCGCGTGTGCGCTCCAGGTCGGCTTTCGACACAGGTGCGGCCAGCTTGTCCATGCCGGCGCCCGACACGGTCAGGATGGTGGACGCGCCGGCCCGCTCGATCCGGTAATCGCCCTGATCCAGCCCGATCGCACGCGCCTGTTGGATTGCCGCTTCGATCGACGTGCCGCCCAGCGAGACTTCGACCTGGTCGTTCTTGGGCCGGTCCAGCGCCACGACGATGGCGGCGTTCGCCTCCATCTCGCCCAGGGATGTGCCCAGCACGCGCTGCGCGTTCTCCACGAAGGTCCGGCGCTTCGCGTTCAGTTCTTGTGCCGCGGCAAGGTCGGCGCCGGTATGGGCGTCGCCGAGCTCGATTTCGTGGGCAAGCTCCTGCCAGTCCCGCGCCTCGCGCAGCGCGTCGTCGCTCGCCGCCATGTAGTGGCTGACATGAAAGCGGCCCATCGCCTGCCTGACTTTATCCATTTCGTCGGGGGTCAGGTCCGTGGTGAGACGCCGCGCCAGTATTTGAGCAGCACCGGCAACCCCGAGCACGTCCACAACGGACCGGTCGATAAGGGACGCGCCGCCAGCGGCCAGCGCGAGAGCGTTGATGGAATTGTATGCGCCGACGCCGATGTGTCGGCCGAGGCTTTCCCCGCCGCCCTCGGTTTTTCCGATTTCGGAGAGGAAGGCGCGGGTTTTGATGGTTCGCAGATCATGCTCCAACCCTTTTACGATATCCGCATCGACAGGCGCGCCGGCCACCTCCAGCACGTAAGCCTTGGCCTCGACCGGCTCTTTAGCCGCATCGATGTCCCGCATCCGCTCACGCCCGGATTTCTCGGTCGCGCGCAGCGCCTTCTCCGCCTTGAGCAGTTCGACCGTATCCCGTGCTTCAACGGTGGCATTTGTATTCACGGCCGGCCATGGATCCCGCACGGTGCGGAGTTCCTCGGCAATCGCATCCGCCATACCCTTCCGCGCCGCGGCGGCGGCGGCTTTCTCAGGCGGCGTTGCCTTCGTCGCGGCCGTCTCTGCAGCCAGCGCCTCCCCAGTCAGCCCCGCCGCCTCCGCCCGCTCGCCGTATTTCGTTGCGTAGCCAAACCCCTTCGTCGCCGGCGCGACGGGGTCCAAATCCTGGACGGTGAGCTGGTCCGGCGCCTCGCCAGACATGGGGACCTCGCCCAGCGCCTCCGCCGCCCGCGCATCAGCGTCGGAGAGCAGCTTCCGGCGGGCCAGGTCCACCGCCTCCTTGGCGCGCCGGAACAGTTTGGCAGCGTGCGCGCGGCGCGCCTTGTCCCGCGCCCCTTCGCTCAGATTCTGGTATTTCTCTTCGGGGAACCGCATCTCATCCTGCGTCCACCCCAGCTTGTCGGCCACGGTTTGCAGGAATTTGGCGCGTTGCTGGCCCAGTTCGGCCTTCACCGCCTGCCTGGCCTTGGCCTTGGAATCGGCCAGGCCGAGCTTCTTATCCTGCTCTTTCTGCCGCTTCTGCGCCTCCTTCCGAGCGGCCGATTTCTCAGCCACTTCCTTCGCGTAATCCCCTTCCGACCGGACGCCGGTCAGTTTCAGGTAATTCAACGCCCCGCCGGCGCCGCCAATGACGTGATAGGACCCGTCGGCAGCCGGCTTGATCAGAACGGGGTGACCGTCAGTGCCGGGGCCGTTCGGCCGCACCGTGATCCAGCGTTCGCCGGCGCCCAACGATTTCAGGAACAGAACAGCGACCATGCCTCAGCATGGCATCACGACAGCCAGGAAGGCGGCGTCCCAGTGGTTTCAGGGTTGGGCATGGCGTTGCCTTTTAAATGTTTGCTCCAGCCTAGCGTTCTGATCCTGAACGGCCTTGGCCGCGGCCTCGGCTGTTGCGCCACGCGGGTGAGCGCCACGCGACAGCAACGCGGATACCTCCATATGCATGGAATGCTCGCCGCTGTTCCAAGTGTGCAGTAGTAATTCACCGAAAGCGGTGTAAGCCTTGACGTGGAAATCCTCACGATCTCCGAAGTGGAGAGGGCGCCGGTCCACGACCTCGAAATAGCCGCCACGCGCTTTGTCTGTCCTGGTTTTGGGATCGGCGGTCATTGCTTCGGCTTCCTTCCTGGGGTTGCGCCGGCATCCCTGCCGGCCTGGCGGTTCTGCTCCATCTGATAGGCGTGCTGGACCGCCGGCCTGGCGCCGAGCAGCTCCTTGGCCGTCTTATAGGCCATGGACTTTCCGCCCTTGCCGGCCTTGGCCAGCAGCTTGGGCGTGGTGTTCTCGCCCTCGCCGGGCAGCTTCCAGAACGGCTCTATCAGCTTGGCTCGCTCCCGCGTCTCAAGCATTACTTCCTCGGCGATCTCGGCCTTCGTGCGTCCGGTGACACGGTTGCGCACCATGCGGCCGAACTCAGCAATCTCAGCCGCCACGGCCTGCCCGGTCGCGTCCGGTTCAATCCGGATGCCGCGGTCCAGCACCAGCAGCGTTGCGGGCCGGGCGCCCGCCGCCGCAATCGCCGCGGCAAGGTCAGTCCCCCCAAAAGCAAAAATGCGCCAGGACGGCAGCACAATCAGCTCAGCCTCCCCGCGCGCCGTGGGGCGCAGCAGGTTGGCCCGCTCCTTCAATGCCGCCGGGTTGCCGTTGCGCCGTGCCTTGGGGCCGATCTGGTCCACGTAGCGCACCGGCTCACACGGATTCTCGGCCAACCACGCGGCCAAGGCGCGCTCCTGCCGCTCAAGCGGCCAGACGGATGCGCAGATGGTGGAAAGGTAGAACTTCACGAGCATGGGAATCGTATAGCGCAGATGCATTTCCGCGTCAATTAGGACTTGCAAGGCGTGTGCGTTTATGCGATACGGGGTGACAGACACGGAGGCACCGATGACACTGACCCGCGCAAGACTGATCGTTCGGAACCGCTTGGCTTACCTGCCGCGTGAAGTGCGCGAGGCTGCCGTGTGGTTGCTTGGCAGCTTATCGGCCACAGCCCAGGATGTGCATGACGCATCGCACGCAATGTTGATTGGCACCCGCGACCGCTGAGTCCCCCTAACCCGAAGGCGGAACGATATGCCAAGCGGCCACACCGAGACAGAGACGATCAACGAGCGGCGCAGCCTTACAGATAACATGCGCGCCACCTTGCAGCGCGTGTATGACTGCCACGAGAAGGCCGGTAGCATCGGGATCAAAGGGTATTTTCGGCACACACAAGCGAACGGGGCGCAAAAGAACGCCCTACGTGCTCTGCTAGACCGTGGGCTTATTGACTGGAATGACGAGCACGGCTTCTATTTTTGTACCAGATATGGGCGCGAGGTACTCGAAGCCCCCTAACCCCACGGAACCAAAATGACCAACGCATTCGAGGCATGGATCAGGACGCTGGACGAGGACGTGATCCAGGGCGAGTTCGGTTATGAACGCGGCGAATATGACGTGTTTCCTGAATTGTGGCGCCCGCTCTATGATGAAGGGTTGACACCCATGCAGGCGTGGCAGCGGGCGCTTGATGCCTCTGCTGAGGCTCGCGCCGAGCGTGACCGACAAGCTGCCGAGAATTGGCTGCGGATTATGGCCGAAGATGCCGCCGCAGCGTCCGCAGCCTAGCCCCCTAACCCCGGAACCTCTGAAGGAACACAAAAATGGACGCCATGACAGACAAAGAAGCCCCGATGTGCATGCAGGCGACGGCCAGCAATTCAGGCTTCGCTCAGCCGCCCGATGCGACGATCCCCGGCCATGTGCTGCGGACTGCCATAGCCCAGGCAGAACACGCCGCCAGTGATCTCGACCTCCGCATCAAGGACGAAGCCGGTCAGCGGGACGATCTGGTGCGTCGGGCAGGCGTGATGCAGGACCACATCGACCGCATGAAGGCCGAACATAGCCTACTGACGCGGCACGTCCGGAACCTCCACGCCGCACTGACCTGAAACCCCAACCAGATCAGAGGCTTATCGTGGACTATTGGAAAGAATGCCTTGCGGAAGCCGCTGACGAGTTCGGCGTTGCCTTAACCGAAGAACAGCTTGTCGGGATCGCTCGAATCATTGAGGGCGCTCACGAGAATTACGGGCAAGCAACCGGGCGCGACGTGTGGGACGATAATTGGCGGGCTGCCGAGAACACGCGGTTGAAATCTGAGGGCGCCGAGGCGGTTCTGAAACACGTTGAGGCATGCGTTGCCACCATAGACGGCGGCCCGTCGCGTGTTTTCGATGCCATGTCGCACAACCAGAAGATTGCCATGCACGAGCTTTTTCAAACCCGGCGCTTCGTCCACAAGTCGGGCGCGGTTCGGGTGCTTCGCTGAGTCCCCCTAACCCCAAACGGAGTCGCAATGACAACGGTAAACCTAAAACTTGAATGGCGTGAACGCCGTGGATACCGGAAAGGCGCCATCTGGCTGTATGCGGGTCCGCTCCTAGTTGCGCACATTATTGGGCGTTGCCAGAACGGGTGCTTCATAGGCTACCCCTTGGTGACATGCCTGGAGGAGAGTTGGCCCGCAGCGAAGATGAGGCTGAGGCGCGGCGTCTCATTGAGGCCCGCGTGGCAGAACTTTTGTCTGAGTCCCACTAACCCCAACCGGCCTGCTTCGGCGGGCGTCGCGGCGTAAATCGATCACTGCTCAGCAAAGGGACCGTGCCGGATTAGCTACCCGGTAGTAGAGGCGGAACTGGAGCAGGTCGCGGCGTCCTGCCAGGACAGCGCGGTGGTTTCATCGCCCTGGATGCGCCGATCCCAGCCACGCTGAAACAGGCTGGCGCTGGGCAGCGCGTCCACAAACTCTTTATGTGCGCAGGTCAGATTACAGATAAGTCCGCGCACGTCGTTCACGCCCTGCACCCGCCGTATCGTGTCGGGGTCCATCCGAAAATCCTCGGGCAGCGACAAAGCGCGCTTGAGCAAACGCGCCGCCCAGCCGGGACCCGACCCGAAACCAATCTCAAACAGAATGAGATCGACGCCCACGGGCATCTGGTCGCCATGCACAGGACCCCATATCCAGGCGTGGATGATGTCGGCCAACTCGCTCAATGGCGCGGCCTCAAAATCCGCCACGGTCGGCACGCCCATACCGTGCTGCTGGCGCCAGGCAGAGAAGCTGGAGAACAGCAGGCCCATGCGCGTGCCGCCGCCAGCATCCCCCATTGTGACGTGGTATGGCTGGCCGTCATTAGCAGGCTGCCAAGCCACGCCCAGGCAACGTTCGTAACCAGCTTCGCTCATGTCGCGCTCCTATTTCAAGAACATTGTTACACTGACCGTGCTTGCGGTCGTGATCGTGGTCGAATCAGCGTCATCATGGTGGTTAGGGTGTCGTCACGACCTGCGAAGCGAGCGTCCCCGTATTCCGGTGACAGTGCGCGTACGTGCGGCTGCTCCACATCTGGGGTAACCGCTATCTCGACCAGTTCGATATGGTCCAGTTCCCGACCCGCTATGGCCCGGTCTATGTCACTATCGGGCGCAGCACGCCCTGGCCAGATTCTTTCGATCCGATCGATAAAAACGGCCGGCCGGTCTCTACACTGCATTCGTGATAGTATCTTGGGTTGGTATTCGGAGTAAGCGCATGCCAAACACACCGCTGGTCCTATTCCTGCCGACTGGACGCAATCCGACTGGACGCAATCATCTAATCCTGTTCGCCAAGGCGATCGTGCCGGGCGGCGCTGGGTCGGACCTATTCCCCGAGACGGTTGCGGTGAAGCCCTACGTGCGGGGCGGTAAGACGGTCCAGGGGCATACCCAGCACTACCAAAAAAAATCGGTTTCTGCCGATTTGCCTATTGCCAAACCAGTTCCAGTAGCCGATATTTCTTCTGTCGAGGCCCCCATCACGGGCGCCCACCAGGAGAGTCCGAAAATGCCGCTATCATTGGCCGATTTGCGCGCCGCAAAACCCCTTATCACCAGAATTAGCGGGTTCGGCCATCCAATCTCAGTGGCAATCGGGTTGGCTGACAACGGACGGACAACCTACGTCGTTAGCGGGTCCGGCAAAAACCCAACGCATTCGGACACCATATCTGAGTTGCCGGACCAATCCAAACTCGGAGTCTGGAAAAACCAAAGCGTTGTTGACGCTATGTCCGCTGGCTATACCCACTATGCTGGGGTGTTGCTGGGTGATTTTGTACCGCTGACCACCGGCGAGGCCATAGACCTCAAATCGCAAATGGATGGCGCACAGACCATCGGAAAGCAGGTCGCGGAAGAATATCAAGCCAAAAAGTTGGCCGAGCAGGAAAAGGCGATCAAGGATAGCATTGTCGTGCAGCGCGTCGATAAAAAAGACGGTGGCCTTATTACTATTGGGGTAATCAAAGGCACAAACAGCACTAATGTGCCAGCGTTCCAGGTGCGCAAAAACGGCAAGCTTATCGGCGCAGGGACGCACATGTACGACATCGATACTTGCGCAAAACAAGCTTGGACCAAAAATCTCGTTCCCGCACTCAAATCTGGTGGCTACACCTACGCTTTGATGCTCGACAAGGGTTGTGTTGGTATTACCACGGAAGAACATGACCGCCTTGCGCCCCGCATGAAAGAGGAACTCGAAAGGTTCCACAACGAACCAAAAAGACAGAAACTTAGCCTCTTTGAGAAAAGAAAGAGTCTCACGTCCGATCTATCGGGATGGCGGGAATCTGCTTGGCGAGCGCACGATAAATACATCGCCGATGACATGTTGGGCAAACCGCCATACGATTACGCCAAAGAGATCGCCGAAGCGGAGTCTAAGCTTGCCGAATTCGACCGCGCTCATCCAAGTATCAAAGACGAAATGGCTGCCGAGAAATCGGAGGCGGCGCGGCGGCGCGCGTTATACGATTAACGCTTGTTACAATTTCCCTCAACCAGACGCCATCAGCATGGAGGTGCTTACAATGTCCAATTTGACCACCACTATAGACTCGGCCGCGCGTGATGCGGCTTTCCTTGGCCACCGCCTGGACCGGATCGTCATATCGATGCCGCTCGACGGTGGACTACATGCCGCGCTCGCGCTTGGCTGGAGCGGTGATACGGGCTTCGAGGAGCGGCGTTACGGCCCGACGACCGTCAGTTCATGGTCCAAACCCGCGACGACAATCCGTGAGATTGGCCGCCCTGCGGAAGCGACCATTCTGGCATGTGCGTGGCGGTTTGGTTCCCCGGATATCGCGCGGACGCAATTTAAGCCGCGGCCTGCGCACATGGACCCCCGCGCCCCATCGTCTGGGCTACCCGCCGCGTTCGGTGGTCAACCCAAGTACACTTTCGGAATCAATTCAGACGACCTCGTTCTCGACATCAACGACGGTCGCACCGACTGGATGATCGACGTGGCCGCGTCTCATGGCTATTTGTCGTATCATTTCCGGCCCGGCCGTGGCTGGTTATGTGGCGGGGAGTCCCGCACCGACAACGCCACGATCGATGAGGACGGGCACCGCGCCAGGCCGATGCCAAACTGGGTCAAACCGCGCCCCATCGGTGTGGCTGATTGCGCGGATGCGCACACGCATGTGTGGGAATTTTCGAAAGGCAGCCGCCTGATCAGTTATGATCAGTGGGTAGCCAAATACCTGCGCCACCCCGTCGCTGCATAGCCATGTCGGCCAGATACCCCAAGCATCGGCCGCAAACTGTTGCACGTATGGTCATTGACGGTGCCGACCTTGGCGCCGCCATGACCCCAAGCGACCTGTTTATTGAGCTGCGACTTATCGCGTCCCTCGAATCGACGGAGATTATTGAGGCCATGCATGTCGGCGCCGATCGTGTCGAGAGTGACATGCGGGGCGCCCCACAATCCAGCCGACCGACCCTCTGGATGCTGACCCCAGCGGAACGAACGGCCGCGATTGATAATGCGCGTACCGTAACCGGGTCGCGCATCGACGCATGGCGCCGCCGCCACAGGCAGATGACGTGGCCGGAACTACGCATCCTGCTGATCGGCCTGCGTGGCGTGATCTGACGGCACCGTCGCACGCAACCACCATGCGACTATTGGGCTTGCGCGTCTTGCGCTAATGTCGTAATGATGCGTCACCGCGAATAGTAGGACACCGTAATGACCATCGATCACATCACCCTGGAAGAAGTCCCGGAACCACGCCGGGCGGCAGTGCGGGTCACGGCCGTTGCGCGGGAACCCGCCATCATCCAGGTCATGGCCTGGCTGGCGCTGCCCATCGCGGTATTCGCGGCCACTATCATCGCGGCAGGGCTGTTCGGCTGATGCCCGCGCAGATCGGCATTCTGAACGTCGGCGCCGGCGATACCAAGCTGGTTTTCGACAAATCCAATCCCGCCGAATGCATCCGATCCGCCCGCATCGTGAAGGACATGCTGCGTCGCGGCTATGCCCTGCTCATCGAGGTGGACGACGGGAAGGGCGGGAAAATCCACACCAGGGCGCGCGATTTCGACGAGGCCGTATGCGAATACATCATCGCCGATTTCGACCCCGAAACCGCAGCGCAAGCTGACAAGGCTGAAAATGAGCGTCTCCAGCAAAAAGCGGCAGCAGAAAGCCCAGGCCAGGGAAATAGCGAAGAAAGCCCGCCAGAAGGGCCGGCCCCAAAACGAAAACGCTACATTCCAGAGAAGCGGGTCTCCGCACACAATGTCGGCGGGGTCGCGGTCGCGCGCAGCGCAGGCGGCTGACTTCGACCCGATAGACCTGTTCGAGCGGTTCGATGGCTATGCGTCAGTACGCAATCTGTTGCGCGGCCTGGCTGATGAACGCGGCGAGTGGGCGGGATACCCGCTTCCCATGGACGGACACCGCCTCGTCGTAGAGCCGAGCTATCCCCGTGCCGCCGCGCTCATGTCGATCGGCGCTCCAACCCCGGCCGAGCAGGCTGAGGAGGGTAAGTATAAACTCCGCAACAAATTCTATTCCATGCACCGCCGCGCCGACATCCTGGTCTGGGAGGAGGACGGCAAACTCGATTGGGGCATCAGCGGCAGTCCGGTGCAAACCGCCATGCTGCTCGACACGCTGGGTGCGTCAGACGCTTGGGGCATTGAGCAGGAATCCGCCGCAATTCACACGCTGGGCGGCATGGTGCGCCATCGCCAGTTCAAGCAATACATGCTCACCGGCATGTTCATGGAGCGCAGCCGGCGCAGCGGCATATCCTATCTGTTCCGCCGGCTCCGCCCCACCCTGGCCATATCGACGCGGGGCGAACGGACAAAGACCTTGTGCGCGCTCTGCTTGCATCCCATCGGCTACTATGCAGGGTCATGGTCCGGCGCGATGTGCCCCACGGACGACGTCATCGCCCACCTCGCCCTGATGCGCGGCGACGAACACATGTTCTGGCGGCGGGCGAATCAGCACCCCGCTTGGCGGCCGGAAGCTGGGCTTTAGAAGCCAGCGTCCTCATCCACGATCCGCACCAGCTCGCCATCCGCGTTTTCCACGGCCTGGTCGGGGTGGGGGAAGGCCGCGTTCTGGTTGTACTCCTCCAGCGCGGCGCGCAGCGTGCCGTCCAGGCCGAGATGCGGGACCATGGCGGCGGTGACAGGATCATAATAGGTGCCGAGCAGGGACAGGTTCGCGGCGGAATAGCCGGCCCGGCGCAGTAGCGCCTTCACCGGCCACCAGTAGATGCCGAACCGCTTGTAGTACTGCGGGTTGACCTGCAAATCCTGGACGATGTTGCGGAACACCGTGGCCGTGTCCAGCGGCGGCGGGGCGGCTTCGTCGCTCATGCCGCCGCCTCTGCCGGCGCCGTATAGCCGTGTCCGCGCAACCACTCACCCACCGTTTTCCGACGGTCTATGTCGTCACCCACCAAATCTGGGTGCAGCGCGGCCTTGTATGTCCCATCTGGTGGGGCTGCCTCCTTCATCGGCATTCCCAGAACGCCAGCCCGCGCCGCCGCGGCGTGCAGTGCGGCGAGCACGGGTGGGGGCCAACGCTGATACGTCATGGTCAGATTGGCGGTTGGCTGGGCCGCGCGCATTGCCGCGCCGAAATCTGGTGCGGCTGCAATGTTGTCCACCACGGCGGACTGCAATCTCTGCTCCGCTTCCTTCGCGCCGTCGGCGCCGAAGAAATGCCTGATTGGGTGCGCCCACTGATTCGCGGATTCTGAGTGACCTGAAAAACCCGGATATACACCATCCATGCCAGGCTTCCTGTAGCCCTTGCGACTCTGACTCAACGTGTTCGTCGAGACGAGCCGTCCCAACCCGTGACGCACATAAGCGTCCAACATCTTCTCGCGGTTCGCCGTCGTGGGCAGCATCAGATCATGGTCGCCCAACCTGTCGCGCACATCCCAGGAGTGATGGATTGATGCCGCACCGGATTCCTTATGAACCAGTGGCACATGCGTCATGTAGCCGGCCGAGTGATCCAGAATCGCAGCCTTCATCCTGGCCTGAATATCCGGCTCGGCGGCTTCGACGACCGCCAGTGGCGCGTTGTGCAAATCCTGCCAAGTTTTCGCATTCGCAGCTTTCGCTGCAATCCCCTCCTCCGCCAGTTTCACCGCCGCGCCCCGCCGCGCAGCCTCCGCCTCTTTTCGCTCGGCGACGTATGCCGCCTCCGCCTCGTCGGAATGCTCGACAGGCTTCACGCCAGCCTTCATGTCGGCCAGGTCGAAATCCAGCGTGGTGTGGGGCGCCCCGAACATCCGCACCTTCAATGCCTGCTTCACCGGGTCGATACCGGTTACCACCCATTTCGTCGGGTCCGGCCCCCAATGCACGGGCCCGCCCGCCCCGCCGGCCAATTCGATACCCTGGCCCACTGCCCAGGGCTGCCCCGTGGTGGGGCAGAACAGCGCCGGCGTTTTCCCGTCGATCAGGTTCTTGCCCAGGAAATACGGGTTGGCGCGCAATCCCACCTCGATGCGGCCGATATGCGCCTCCAGCCGGCGCTTCGTCTTGTCGGCCGCCGCTGAATAGCCACCCTCCCGCTTCGCGGCGTGCTCGGCGAGCTGCGCCAGGCTGCGCCGCATCTCCGCCATACGCTCGAATTCACGGACAGCCTTACCCCGCTCCTCCGCCGTCATCTTGAGCTCGGCGGCGGTCCGGTCCGCATCGAAGGCGGCGCGCGCCGCAACGGGATCCTTGGAGAGCATGATCATCTGCTCCTCCCGGCTCAACTTGGCGTCCGCGGCCTGATTCTCGACCCGGTCGCCGCCGTTCCAGAGCAGGTCCGACCAGTCCTTTTTTCCCATGATGGTCTGGTAGCGAACGGCATCGAAAGAGCCGCGGGCCAGATAGGTATGCACCCGGATCGAGGCTTTCTTGTTGCCCTGCCGCACCGCCCGGCCGTTGCGTTGCTGCAAGCCGCCCTGGTTCCAGGGCAGATCGAGATGGTGCAGGTCGGCGGTCCGTTTCTGGAGGTTCAGCCCTTCCTCCATCGCCGCCCCGCCGATAACGACATCAATGTCGCCCGCATTGAACCGCTCGCAAATCGCCTGCCGCGCGTCGCTGCTTTTGCAGGTATCGCCGTTGATGATGGCGATTCTGCCGCGCGGGATCCCGCGCGCCACGCACGCTGCCGCGATCTTTTCGTGCACCGGCACGGTATCGCAGAAAACGACCTGCCCGCCCTCGGCCAAGCCAGCCTTCATCGCGTCGGCCGCCGCCTCGATCTTGGGCGACTTCGCCTTGGCGTGCCGGGGGTCGAGCAACCCCAGATCGATCGACGCCTTCCCCATGTCAGAAATGATGGAGAAGATATGATCCTCGCCGCCACCGTCTGAACCGGGCCGGCCGACCTGTTCAGCCCGCTTCCGCAACCCCTCGTAAACCGCTTCCTGCTCGGGCGACATGTCGATGACATGCTGCACATCGTTCCGATCGGGCAGTTTCAACCCGACATCCTCGGCGGTTTTCCGATCGATGTAGCGGCGCATGATCTCGCGCAGCTCGCCCAGGTTCTTGAAGCCGGACGTGATGAGCTGCTCCTTGAACTCGCCGTTGGTGCCGTACACCTTGGCCAGTTCAAAGGTGCAGAACCGGTCCAGGAACGCCTCCGCATCCCGGATGCCGAGCTTCTCGAAGGCCTCCGGCGCGATGTGCGCCAGCATCGAATACACCTCCAGCGGGCTATTCTTGGTCGGTGTGGCCGTCAGCATGAACACGCCGCGGCCGTCATGCGCCTCCCGCAGCACCCGGGTTTTGTAGTAGGTATCGATGGCCCGGTTCGACTGGCCCGAACCGCCAAGAAACTTCGGCGACTCGCCAAACCGGTTCTTTGCAGAGAACAGATTTTTGTAGCAATTATGGACCAGGACGCCTTCGGCCAAGTAATTGTGGTGCGTCTCTACGCCGATATTATAGACGACGCCGCCGCGACACAGTCCGCCAAATGTTCCGTCACCCGTTGGTTCGAGAACCTCAACACGCGCCACCCCGACTGCCGCAAAAAATCCTCCTTCCGCTGGTCCTGGTCCCGCCGGATAGGTGATTGATGCGACTTTCCGTCCACTTCGATTGCGATGCGCAAGGTCGGATGTGCCAGGTCGATCTTGTAGTGGTTCGGGCAGCCGGGCGCCTTCCTGGTCCGCACCACAAATTCCGGTATCCAGAGAACCTCCGAATAGGTTCTTATAGACCACTTGTTCCGTCGTCAAATCACGCGCGTAAACGTAACCATCTGGCGTGAAGAAGGGGTGGTTGCCGGTGCAAACGATCGACGAACCATCCCCGAGCGTAACGCGCACCAGGTCGCGCGGGGCGCGGACCTGGAGGTCCAACACTCGGCTCATCACAATCTTGCCCGTGGCGTGATCGAATGCGCGCACCAGGTCGCCGGGCCGATATGACTCGATCGGCTTTCCGTCCACCAAAGTCCCGGCGGGAAAGCAATGCCCCTCATCAACTATAAGCATGTCGATGCCGAGGTCTTCAAAGTAAACTGTGCCCTCTTTCTTGGTAAACTCGCGCGCCGCCTCCTTCTGGTCATGGCTTGACTTGGCCTTGTTCAGCGCCTTGTCTTTCATGCCCCTCAGTTTCTCGGCGCGGCGGTTCCAGAATTCATCATCCTGCATCGCCTGCTTGCGTGCCGGGTCGATGTCCAGGTCGTTCCAGCTTGGCTGGCTGATCAGAATGAAATCATAGTCATTCTGTTGCATGAGGTGATATTTACGCCGGCGCGTCGCCTCATCATCTGCCTTGGGGATGGGCCGGTTCCGGGCGTCCAGTTTCAGCGTGCCGTCGGCATTGGTCTGGTAGGATTCCCCGATGACGAGCACTTTCGAGCCTGGGAACCAGAACTCGCACTCGCTCATCCAGTTTGCGAGCACCGATTTCGGCACGACGAAGGTGGGTTTTGTGGCTTGGCCTGTCGCTTTGGCGAGACGGGCCAGCATTAACGACCTGCCGGTTTTGCCGAGCCCAACATCAGCCGCAATGATCCCTTTGCCCTGCTCCAGCGCCCAGCGAATGCCGGCGTAGTGGTAGCCATTGATGTCCAGGGTCGGGTTCAGGCCCGGTATCTGGATCGGCGCCTCGGAATAGACCCGGCCGCGGAAGCCGCGATAGGTGCGGTTGTACCGTTCTTCCACCTCATCACGATATTCCGACCCGAGCAGCCACGCCCTGAATTTCTCGTTCAGGGCATCGACCGCGTCCTTGTCCTTTTTTCGCACGCCGGTCCGGTTGAGGTACCGTTCGATCAGGTCGATATCGTGATCGCGGAACCATGAATTGCCGGCGCCACGCGGCGGCTTGGTCTGGAATTCATAGACCCCGTCATCGACGGTCACCACGGCCGGCACCATCTTATGGGCCGAAAACACACCGCCCCGCGGCTTGTTGTAATCCGCCGCCTTCGCGGCCAGCCAGGCGGTGAGCAGTTCCGGCGTGATGAAGCCGGAACTCATCACGATTTCCACATCCTCCAGGGATTGCGGCGCGATCGCGGCTTCCAGCGCGGCAGCCTGTGCCGCGTATTTGGCCTGGTATGGCGCGGCCACGGATTCCGATTTCGACGCGGCCGTGGCGGCGTCATATTTCGCCCACATGTCGCCGGCGATGTAATTATCCAGCGTCGTCCAGGTCGTTCCGTCCGCTTCCACGGCATAATCGGGCGAAGCGATGAGATGGTCCAGCACGTCAGCCCGGGACTTGCCCGAGGCGCCGGCGAGCTGGTCCGCGTCGAAGGCGCCGAGTTCGTTGGCCAGCTTTTCCGCCACCGTATCCAGGCCGGCCTCGGCGCGTTGGGCGAGCCGCCCCGTGATCAGGTCGGAATACGTGCCATCGTCATTGACGGCGCCGAGCATCCGCGCCGTCCTGTGCCGCGCCTCGGTGACCCGGGCAGCGTGATCCTCCGCGGAGGCGCCGGACTGCATGGGCAGGGACGGCGCCTTGAGCCATGCCGCCAAATCCTTGTTGCGGGACGGCACGCCATGCAGCGTGATGTACTGGTCCAGCGCCTCCGCGACTTGGGCCCGGACCAGGCGCGGATCGTTGGCGCGGCCGTCGCGCAGTTCGTCGAGCATGTCGGCAATGGCCTGGGCATCGTGCACGGCCGCCGGCACGCCGACCTGGGCGAGATGCCAGCGCGGCGGCTCCCCGGTCAGGACGTAGCGCACCCCGTCCACCGTCTTCACGTCCCCTACCCGGGCGACGTGATAGGGCGGTTTCAGCGCGGCATTCAGCGCCCGCTTTTTCCCGTCCGCGTCCAGCACGCCCATGATATCGGCCATGGCGGGGCCGCGCAGCGCGAGAGCGTCATCGGCCGGCCGCCAGGCGGACAGCGCGGCCGGGATACCCTGCATCGACCCGGTCACCGTGATGTCGTCGCCCATGCCAGCCTTGGCGCGCCAGCCCGGCTCCAGGGTGCCCATCACGCCAGGCGTGCCCGGCCCATCCGTCATGTAGGTCCCGGCCACCACGGCGCTATCCAGCACGCCCACGGCCTTGAGTTGCGCCTGGTTCAGCGTGCCCAGCGCCCCTGCCACCTCTTGCGGCCGCTTCCGCAGGATCAGGATATCCGACGTCACGCCGGTGTTTGACGCGGCAAAAGCGGTGTTGGGCAGCCGGTGGCAAGACACGAGTTGCGCCTTGCACAGCATGTCCCGCCGGAACGCCGCGCCGTTTTTGGAATCCATCACGCCGGTGGGCACGATCAGGGCGAGCAGGCCTCCGTCTCGGAGCTTGTCGAGACCCGTATCGACGAAATACCGCTCCGCCGTGGTGATGTCCTTCTTGTCGTCGCGCAGGAATCCGCCGCGCACCCCGAACGGCACGTTGCCGATCACGGCATCGAACAGCCTTCCATCCTGCGTCGCGAACCGCTCCAGGCTGGAATTCTGCACGGCATGGCCGGCCCCGGTGTGAAGGATGTTGGCGATGCGGGCCGACACCGCATCCAGTTCCACGGCCTGGACATGGGCGCCGGCCGGCGCGGTATGCAGGAACACCCCCGTCCCCGCCGAAGGCTCCAGCACGTCGCCGCCGCGAAATCCGCACGCGGCCAGCATGTCCCACATCGAGGCAGCGACCGCAGGGTCCGTGTAGAATTCATTCAGCGACGCGCCGCACCCGCCATTGCCCGAATACCGCGCCAGCACGGCCCGGTCCGCGTCCGTCATCTCGGCGTCGGTTTTCGCCTCCAGCAGCGCCAGCGCCGCCTCGTTTGCCGCGATCCTGGCCCGTTTGATGGCGGCATCGCCCAGGCCGGCCACGTCAGGCCCCCACGGCAGCGTGGCGGCGGAGGTGCGCGCGGCATGCTGGTCGGCAGCGGCGCCGAGGTCGCCCAGATCAGCTGCGGCTGGTGCCGGTGCAGGCGGCTTACCGCCGGCATTCACCCATGCCGCAGCGTTGGCCAGCGCCTTGCGCGGATTGGCCCACCAACTCACCGTGCCGCCATCATTCGTGGCGGCACGAAGCGCGCTCCCCATGGCGGCGCGCACCTTGGGCTTCGTGATGCCGAAAAGCCGCTGGACCACGGGCGAGAGGTAGGAGAACTCGCTGGACTTGCCGACGCGCAGATCGAGGTGGCGCAGATCGGCGTCGGTTATTTCCTCTCCGCCAAGCAGTTTTGCCGCTATCTCCTTGTCCCGCGCCTCTCTTGCCACCTTGGCGGCAGCCTCTTCGCCGCGGCGCTGGAACAGGTCCCGGCCGGCCGCAACGGCTTGTGCCTGGGTGTCGAAAAGGTTCGTGGTGTCGAAAGGCCCCGAACCAATCCTGACGCGCCACTTCCCGCGACCAAGCGGGCCCCGCCCCTCCTCCAGCACCGCGTCATCGGGAAGCCCGGCAAGGAGCGGGGCGGAGGCTTGTTCATGTGGTGGAGAAATGTGGGGGGCTGGGGCTGGCGCGGGCACCACCTCGGCCGGCCGCACCGGGGCGTCATGCCGCGGCGCGAACAGGTCCCCGCCGAACAGCACATGCTGCGCGGGCTGATCGTGCCGCTTTTTCCGGGTCGAGACGTGCGGCGCCACATACTGGCCGTGCGACGTCACATACCCTTTGACCTGGACGGGCTCGGCGAACAGGTCCGCCGCCGCCCCGCCGGGCAGCGCCGCCTTGACGAACAGGATGCGCGGGTCAGCCACTATGCCGCGCCGATTGCGGCCACCACGTCAGGCCAAGCCGTCACGTCGCTATCGTGCAGCTCGCCGTAGGCGGCGCCGGCCGCCGCAGCCTGCTCCAAGGCGAGTTGGAATGTCGCCGCCGTGCCAGGCACCGGGTCAGTGTGTGTCCCCGAGCAGAACTGCCCGCCCCAGGTATTGGTCTGCACGCCGAGGACGCAGCCTTCCGCAACAGCATCCATGAAGAATGACGGTATGCCAACGGTGGACAGGCTGACGAACTGTGCCCTGACCCGGGCGCCAAACAATTCCGCCGCGCCACTATAATAGCCAAGCAACAGTCCCTCGCCCGCCTCCCCGCCGGCGTCGAGCACATCCCCGTTATTATCCACCCAGGGTAGCGTTGTCTTGGTCCCCAGCGGCGCAATCTCCAGTATGCAATCCGGGGGCAACACGGCAGCAACCGCCTGCAGGAACCCGAACCATGCCGACTGCACCGCGTCAGGCAGATACCCAGCATCTGCCCAGGCTTGGGCATTCTGGGTTTGCGGCTTGTTGTTCACCATCCAAGGAATCGTCATTTCACAGTCGATGCCGTGGAACAGGCTCGCCACGAAGCCAGTAATGGTCAGGGCTGGGTATTTGGCCTGGATGTGACCCACCATTTCGGCGACTGCAGCGACATACGCGGCCTGGAACCGAGAATCCCATGGCACAGGCACTGCGACGCGCGTCGCGGCTCCGCCGACCTTCACGTTCACATCAACATCCACGGCGGGCACGCCGGCTTGACTGACCAGCCAGGCAGGGCAGTTCAGCCCGGCGGTCAGCACCAGGGTCAGTCCGTGCCCGCCGGGGATCAGCGCCAACGTCTCATCCAGGCCAGAAAAGTCGTAAACACCCGGCGCCGGCGCCACATCCTTCCAGAGCGTGCCATGCAGCATAACGCCGCTGATCCCGGCCGCCGAGAACAGTGCGGCAGCGTTGGCATTTTGCTTGGCGACGTGGTTGGGGTCGCCGGGCGTCATTTCCGGCTGCATCACGTAGAGTTTCATTTCATACTCCTATTTAGATAGGATGGTTACGGAAACGGTGTTCGCCGACGCGATCGTGGTCGTATCGGTATCGGCAAAGCTGCCCGCCGTCACGTCGAAGGCGATGCCGGTGCCCATGACGATGCCGACATCATTCGAGTAAGTTACCGTGCCGCCGGCCGGGACGGGCACCGTCGCAACGATGCCGGTTGAGCTCCCCACGGTGGGCGCGGCGGATAGATTGTAGAGGCGGAAATAGACCGTGGCGGAGCCGCCATTCGACACGACCCAGCCATAGACTTGGCCCGCGCTGGACTTGACCAGCGTCGCCATTGCGCTGGATGCCGTATTGGTTGTCCGGGATTGCGACGCGCCAGAGGATGATGCCGCAACAATCGACACCGCCTGCGTCCCGCCATTGGCATGGGTGTACAAGATGCAGTTCGCGTCACAGGCCAGCGCGCCGGCCTGACCGGTGGTGAGGGTATTCAGGGTGGAATTATATACCGCGCCGATCACGCCCATTTGTCCCGGCGCAGCCGCGGGCGCGATCGTGCCAAGATTCGACGCCGTCACGGTCGTCGTGCCGGAAATGCTCAGCGTGCCGCTCACCGGCTGCACCGCCTGATAGGCCCCGGTCACCGCTATCGTCCCGCCGGCAGACAGCGCCACGGTCGGCGTGCCAGTCAGGGAGGTCAGCACCGTGCCGCCCACGCTGGATACAGCCACAGTGCCGCCCGAGGACAGTGCGACCGTTGGCGTACCACCGATGCTCAACGTGCCCCCGACCGGCAGGGGGTTTGCGGCGCTCACACCCAGCAACGTACCGCCAGCGTTACTGAAGCCGAGATAATCAGCCGCCGCCGGCACGGCGGACCCTGTGTTGCTCGCCGCGGCGTTGCTCCCACCGCCACCGCTACCACCACCACCGACCTGGACATTGACGTTCAGGTTGCCGGAACTATCCAGCTCCAAGGGCGAATAAGACCCGTCAGGATTGATCGCCAGCGCAACCTTCCACCCATAGCCCTGCGGCTCAGGGTTCTGGGTGGCGGAGATTGCGGTCCCGAGCGGGACCAAGTATTTCTGCGCGGCCATGTCAGAGCGTCCTCACGTTGCTAGAGCGTTATCATGCTGGTTACGGTGTCGTCCAGACCGGCGAGGCGAGCGTACCCGTATTGCGGTAAATCGCGCCGTTCGCCGTATTCACGTATTGCGACCCGACACCCGCCTGCCCGGCCCCGGTGCCGCCCGTGCCGTTCGTTGGCGCCCCGCTGCCATCAATCGTGCAGAGTCCGCGGGACCGGATTCGGGTCTGATGATACGTGTCCTGCACGTCGCACTCGCAGGGCAGCGCAGCCCCACTGGTGCGGGTCACGATGGCGCTTTGTATCGCCACGCCATCAATCACCAACAGCGTGTCCAGGCTGCCCTTCAGCACGCACCCAGGGTCCACATTCACGCCCAGCGAATACAGCGCCGAGGCGGGCAGCAGAGAAGCCGCCGGGCCGCCGGCGGAAGCGGGGTATTGCGAATAGTTGCTCGCCTGAATATCCAACGTGCAATCCGTCGCGTTCGATATGCTCACCAGGGCGGTCTGTTGGCTCGCCGAAACGCCGGTCAGCCCCTTGGCGCTGATCGTGCTGGCTGGCAACCCGCCCATATTATGCAGCGTGCCAACCAACCTGCACCCCGTCACGGGCGCGGTTGTGGAACTGCCATACCCTATCGAAATGGCGCCGGGCAGCGTACTGCCAGTGTATCCCGTATTGCAGGGCGGCAAAGGATTTACGATGTTGCCTTCCTCAAAAAACGCCCGGAAATTGAAGATGGCGCCGTGCCCCTGATCCAACACAAAAGCCTGGCCGCAGGTGTCTATCACGCAATTCGGGCACTCGATTGAGCCGAAATACCGCAGCCACGCAAACGTTGCCGTGTCCACGAAATTTAGTTTATTGATCCGTAAGTCCTGGCAGTACACCGCCCACAGCCCCACCCGGCCGCCCAGTCCACGGACGCTGTCGATCTCGCATTCAAGCCCACTGACCTGCACGTTATAAGTCGGCCCATAGGTGCCGGACCCATAATTGTTCTGCACCGCGCTATGGATCGTGATGCGCCCCGCAGTGGTGCCGCTCGGCACGCCTACCGATCCCGTTGCGTAAGCGTTGCCGCCAGGGAAATCAGTCTGCCAGGTCGGAATCATGCTGGCGCCGCTGCCCGATGCGCCGCCCGTCCCTATGCCGCTCGCCTGCGTCGTCACCAGCAAAGCGTGCGGCACGGCCGGGTCGAACACCCCGAGTCCGGCCCACTGCGTTTCCTGCAAACCCGCCGCGCCATTATACATATTCGCCGCCGGCGGCAACGAATAGGCGCCCTGAAAGAGCAGGGTCGCCGCCGTAATCCCACCCACCCCGTTCACCGCCGTCACGGTAACGAAAATCGCACTGAATGGTGAAGCGTCCGGGTTTGCCAGCAGATAAACCTGGCCCACCGAATACCCCGTCCCGGCGCTACCGATGGAGGAAATGGCGGTCGCCTGCCAGTTCTTCCCGATCACCAATCCGCTCGTCTTGTAGGTATAGGCGCCGTTAAATCCGCTCGGATACAGATTCAGGTCAGAAAGGTGCGATTGGGACGCACACACCACCAACGGTAGAAAGTTCGTGCTTGCATTGACCGTGCCGTCGAATATGCCGCTGACCAGCGTGCCGCCCTGCGGATTTACATACGGGCTTGGCTTGATCGTGCCAGGCCCGCCCAGCCGAACGAACCGCGGCACGATCAGGGGTTGGCTGATCGCGTAATTGCCGGCCGGCAGATGAACGTCAAAGAACGTCCGGTTGATGATATTGGCCAAGCCCGTGCCCGCTGCCGCCAGATACATATTCTGCGCATACAGAAGCAACGCCTGTAGGGCGGCCCAGCAATCCACGTCGTAACTGGTGCCGCCAATTGATGTGGATTGGCCGGGCGCCACGAAATCCGCCGCGCTGAAAACCCCCATCGCCTTCCATCGGTCGCCTTGCAGCAAACCGCTCCGCGCGCTCGGTGGCGTCGGCACCGCGGCGTGCGGAAAAATCAAGGCACTGCCGGCAATGTCCCCGAACGCCTGCGACGCCACAAAGTTGGGATGAAAGCTCGGCAATGGCAAAGCCGTGGTGCCCGTCGAAAGACTCACCACATTGCCGTTGTTCCACAGCTTGTTCGCGGCCGACGTGCCAGGGTTGCTCGTTTGCGCCGCAATCGTGGCGGAATAAACCGCCCCCGTCCCGCCGGCCGCGCCAAGCCACAATTGCGTGCCCGCCGCCAGATAAAGCTGCGCCTCAGACGTAATCGTGCCGGCCGAGGAGAACGCAACCCCGGTCGAAACGGTCACCGAGGCATAGGCGGGGGCGGGCAGGGCGCCACTGGACAGCGCGACACTGACCGCCCCACCATTGCTCCAGAGCTGGCTGACCGCCCCACTTCCCGGATTGGAGGTGTTGCCCCCGATCGTGGATGAGTAAACCACCGTGCCGCCGATCCAGAGCTGCGTCTGGGGCGACAGGGCCAAGCCACCCGCATTCGTGCCGAGCAGCACCAGATTGCCCACCGTGGCATTCTGGAAAACGGGCCACGCCGCTGAATTGGAGAGATTAGTGAACTGGCAAAGCGAACCGCTCACCCCGTCCCCGCCCGCACTCAGATACAGATTGCCGCCCTGCGTCTGGATCACGCCTGGAACGATCGTGTCCGCCCCCTGGAAATGGATGCCGGGCGGGTTGCTCGCCGCCGCCGGGACCTGCTTCACGTAATTGGCGGCCGCCTGGATCGACTGCACCCGCGCCAGCACGGTGTTATCCGGGCCCTGCCACACGAAATCCCGCGTCGATGCCAACCCGGACGGGTTGGTCGAGGAGGCATGGCCGCGCGTGTAGATGCGGTTGCCCGCCGTGATGCCGCTCGCATCGGTGATGGCCGCGCCGCCCGCATCGACATTATCCACGATCAGGCCGACCGTGCCGTTCGACCCGACGATATTGATGGCCGTGCCGAAATTTTCGAGATGCACGCCGATCAGCGAGCACCCGCTCGAATTATAGGTGGCCTGGAAATTGGCGAATGTATCGGCGCCCCCCGACCCGCCCGAGGCGTCGCAGTTCACGATGTGGAACCGCGACACATCGGTGAAATCAAAGAACAGGGCGGCCGAGGATGTGCCCGTGTCGCGGGTGATGTCGCAGCTATCGACGAACCCGTCGATCAGGTTCGCGGCCTGGACGATGCCGACCGCCACATTGAGTTCGCCCAGCCCACACCAGAATCCGAGCAGGCTGGTTTTCTGGCTGGCATAGCCGGTCCAGCCCGTTTGCGCGGTCTGGTAGAAAACGCGATCGCAATTGATGACGACCGGATTGACCAAGTAAAGCCCCTCGCAATACCCGGTCTGCACCACCAGCGCCGCGCCATACTGTGCCGCGACGCCATTCACCCGGATATCGAAACAGCCATTGATCTCCAGGAAGGCCGAACTGGTGGCGCCGGCCGCGCTCGGTGGCCCGAACCAGTTCACGTCGCGGAGCCGCGGCTTCCAGCAATTCACCAGCACGATGCCGCGCAGCCAGGTCTGCGGGAACGGCGCCGTCCCGTTGCCGCCGTTGGGATAGCCCTGGACAGCGACGCCTTCGACAGCCACGCTTTCGTAGCCGGACGATTGCACAGGATAGGTGACCCGCACCGCAGCAGCGGTCTGGCCCGAGGTGTTCTCCGCCCAGAAAGTCACGTCCCGGACCAGGACCTGCTGCAACACGGAACTCGGCGCGATGTCGAAAGCAATGCCGGTATGGGTGACGTGAATCCTGGTCAGGGCCTTGCCGGCGCCAACGATGGCAACCTGTTTCGACGAAAAACCGATCGACGAATTCAGCTTGAAATCGCCTTGCGGCACGGAAATGATGCCGCCCCCACTGGGCAGCGCAGCGAAAGCCGCATTGAACGCAGCCGTGCTATCCGCCGTCCCGCTCGCATCAGCCCCGTAACTGACCACGCTGACCACGGCAGCCAGGGCGGAGATGGACGCGGCCAGGGCCGCGTCGCCGGCGATCCGTGCCGCCGTCTCCGCGGTCAGCCCGGCGGAGAGCGTGGTGATCGACGTGCCCTGCGAGGCGGCGGTACTGCCAAGCGACGACACTTCGCTGTTCAGCGTGGACACCGCCGCCGAGCGGGTTGCAGCCTCAGCGGTCAGGCCGGCCGACAGGGTCGAGACGGAGCCGGAGAGGTTGGTCGTCAGGGTGGTCAGCGTGCCTTCCACCCCCTCTGCCCGCGCCGTTTCTGCCATGATGCTGCCCGCCAACGAGGTGGTCAGGGTTTCGAGGGCTGCGATATCCTCCAGCACGGCCGGGTCGGACACCGACCCCAGCACGGCAATGCCTTTGCCCAGGCTCAGATTGGGCGAGAGATTGACGCACAGAATCCAGACCACGATTTCATAGGTCCGGTTCGCCGTGGCAATGACGAACTCGATCGCGCAATCCTGTGGCGATGCGCCGCCGGAAAGCAGGACGGTGAGAAGCCCGGTCCCCGCCGGATCGAATTGCGTGTTGATGGCAAGGGGCGTGCTGCCCCCGCCGCCGACCGTTACCGTTGCTGAATAGGATGTGATCGGCTCGCCAGCATCAGCCGCGTAAACACTGGCATCCAGCGTGTAATCCCAGACCGATCCGGGCGTTTTGGGCGGGAAGCGCAGTTCTTCGGACAGGTCCGTCGCCGGCTTCGGCAACACCAGCGTGCGCGCCACCGATGGGGTGAAAGGACAGGCGACCATGTCCCCACGATGGCGTCACGACCCCGACCCGGGGTTGTTAGTCGTCTTCTTCGTCCGGCCGCTTATCCAGTCCGGCCGCGATCCGCAACTCCTTAACCCACCGCTCCGGGGTCCACGCCATGTTGTCCAAGTCGATCACGATTTCGCCCCAGCGCGGTCCGCCACCGCTGGCGTAACGATCGGCCCTCTCACCATAGACAGGTATTTCATGATCCGACAGTCTCACCTCATACCGGCGCCCATTGATTTCCTTGCATAGATATCTGGAGTCAGCCTTCCCGGAAGAGTTGCTAGTGTGTCGTAAAGTAAAGCCGTCTTTTTTCCCAATTCTAACAAGAGCTTCGAGCGTAGCCGACTTGGCCATTTCTTTGGTATTTTCCACGTAGCCTTTCTGTGCTGACTGCTCGATTTGTTCCCGGCGCCCCTTATTCCATATCTTGGCTATTGGCAGGTTCGCGATACGGCGGCACTGAGCAAATTCAGCCTCGCGCTCGGCTTGCATCTTGGCGTCTTTTATGGCCAACTGCTCCGCCAACGGCTTACGCGCGAACTCGGCAGCCGCAATGCCCGCCGGTGTTTTTGCGTAGGCTTCTTCAAGCGCCCGTTTCTCGGCCTCTTTTCTGGCGTTCTTCTCAGCAATCTCGGCGTCGATAATTTTATTTCGTGCCACGACCGCATCAACCACAAATTTTACGTCCTCATCACTGAGTTTTCCTGGGTTGCCGCCAACCGCGAAAGCGAACCGTCTCACCAGCGCGTCTATTTTCTCCGGTTTACGCATGTCTCGCGGGAGCCATGGCTGAGAAAGCAGTTCGCCAACTGAATTTATCGTTACTCCCTTACCGGTCAAAGGCCGCAGCTTGGCACCAGAAGGCAAAGTCCATCCGCCGCTCCGCGCATCCATTTGTGCGGGTTTCCTAATATCCTCATGCGCCGCCACGACTGTCCCATCCTGCTTTGTGTAGCCGGATATATGCGCTTTTAGGAACAATATGGGAAGGGCCTTGATCAGCGTAGGCTTGCCGGCCGTGGCCAAGACCTTCGCCTTGAACGCGGTGAACGGCATCGATGTCATGGACCGGAAGAACCGCTTGTCCGTGTAATTGGCGAGGAACGCCGCCTTGGCAGCGGCGGCCGAGCGGAACCCGAGCATGCATTTCTGCTCGTCGATTTCCTTGAAGTCGGGCACCTTGTTCGTGGTGATGACATACACGTCGGGCGCGGCCTGGTCGGGGCCGAGAAACACATCGACGGGATCCCCATCGACCCCCTCCGTCCCCTCTATCTCTCCATAGGGGCATGACATGGTGATTTCCCACGACACGCCGGCCCGGCTCCGGCCCCGCCGCACCTCACCCTTTTCAGTTTCGATGGCGATGGGTAGGCCGCGCCAGGTCAGCTTGCGTTTCGGGTAGCGCCCCGCCCGCGCCTGTGCAGGCGTGGGTTCCGTTTTGGCGAAGAACAGCACGGGGCGGGTCATGGCGTTATGCTGCCATCACGACAGAGGTGTGGGGCGGCCCTGACACGACAGCGACCGCCCCTTCTCTCTCTGGGTTGTAGGTTTGCCCCGGGGGGAGCGCCGGTGTTCGCGGCTTACGACGGCCTGCCCCAACACCGCCTCTGCCGTCCCCGGGACGCATCAGCACCGTAATCAGGTGTTCGGCAGGTGTCAACACGGTTCTATGCGCACAAATTTGAATTTCGGGAACGATCCGACGCATTCCGCGCCCAGCGCCAGCATTTCGGCATGCGTCCTGGTCCGCCCGCCCGCCTTACGCGCCACCATGCGGCCGTTGCGCACATAGACGCGCTCCGACTTGGTCAGGCCGACCGGCGTCCAGTTATCGCCCAGATAGATCGCGCCGGTATGGCCCCGCCATTGATCGGCATACGTGACAAGTGCCGGCCAGATAATGCGGTTGATGAGCCGACGCGAGCGGGCCAGCAGAAACGTGCACGCGTTGCGCGGCACGCCGGGCGCGATGACGAGGCGGGACAGCGCCAGCACGCCCTGCCACCTTGCGGGATAGGTCGCCTCCGCCGCCGACCTGGTTGGCGGTATCCACCACGCCACGCCGAGGCATTGCTCGTCGAAAATATCGCCGGCCCGGAACAGGCCATGCAGATAGGTCGCGGTGTTCGACGCGCCGCGCGCGTAATGGTGCGCGACGACCAGCCGCCGCGCCACGTCGATCGCTACCGGCCGCACCTCATAATCCGCCCGTCGAAGACGCGCCTCCGGATGGCCCGATGCGCTCATGTGAAGCGCCGGCGCCCCCAAATGATCAGCGCGAGGGCGACGATGCACATCATGAGGACGCGCTGTTCCCAGGTCATTCGCACAACCCATACAAAGACGAGCACCCCGCCGGTTCGGCCTTTTCCGCCCAGGCGTCCAGCCCGTATTGCCGTCCCCCGCGCGTGGTGCGGGACCATTCCACGACGCGGCGGATATCCGCATACCCGTCCTTCTTGTCCGGATCGTCGCCATCCAGAGGGTCAGTGTCGCCGGCGAAAAACGTAGCCAGCCCCCGCTTGGAAACTGCCGCGACAATGCTTTCCCATTCCGCGATCTTATCTATGTGCTCTGGAAACCGCCGAGCGATCTGCCGCATTTCATTTTTGCCGCAGTCGATGCAGGGCATGCAGCCGACCCGCTTCATGCCGAGGCGATAGAGCGGATTCGGCGTCACACCGTTCTTGCGCAAATACGCAAATACGTCATCGGCCGACCAATGGCGGATCGGATACCATTTCATATTGCGCGGCAGATCATCCCGTCGATACAGCGGCGTGTCCGCCCGCCGCAGACTTTCGTCGCGCCGCACCCCAATCCATTGCAGCACAGGCCCGTTGCGCAGCGCCGGGCCTACAAGCTGGCGCATCGCGGGCAGGTATTTCAGCTCCTCGGTGCAGAACCGGGCCTTGGTGGACGGAAACCGCCCCTTCATCATGCACAGGTCCAGGAACGGGTTGCCCGTGGGGTGCAGCAGGGCGATGGCGCGATCTACCGTCGCTTGCGGCACGCCTTTCGCCGGCCAGTGCTCGGCCATATATTTCCGCTTCCGCGCCATGTCCGCGGTGAAATCAGCCCGGAAGGTCTCGATCGGCGCGCCACCGATGCGGGCCTGCATCGTGGCGATGTGCTCCAGCGTCAGTTCATGCTCGTTGCCCGTGTCAAAAAACGCTGCGCGCCACGCGCCGAGGCGATTACCCATCCGTGTCGCCATGACGTAGGTAGCTTCGCTATCCTTGCCGCCGGACACATTGACGATGTGCTGCACCGTCACGATCAGCCCCAGGCCTGCAGCGTCGCCTTGTCCCATTTCTGAACCGGCACCAGCACGGCTCGCGGCAACTGACGCCGGTAGCGATAGGCTATGCGGATCGCCGCGTTGCGCTGCGCCGGCGACAATTCGGCCGCCTCCTTTGCCGCAATCGCTTCCACGATCCTGGCCGCGGAACGGTTCATCCCGAAAGACACCGCCGGCGAGGTCAGGGCGCGAACCAGGGCGGATATCTCGGAATCTGGCAGGTCGAGCAGCACGGGTGCCTCAGCTTGCGCCTTCGCAACCACATGCGCCGGCATCACCATCAGCGGGAATAAATGCTGCATTCCGTCCATCAGACTTCACCTTCCGCAGTGCGTTTCGGCTCGTTACGACCTTATACCCATCACTCGTGAATGCGATCAAGCAACTATTCATCGCACCACGCACCAGCACGCGATAGGTCTCGCCATATCGCTCGGGCAGCCGCTTCCGCCAGCGCCACAGGTAGAGTTGGTCAGCCACACAACAAAGCCAGCATGGCCAGGAACGCGAGCAACGGCGCCAGCGCGCACAGACACGGATTCAATGCCGCACCAAACGCACGCGCTGAAAGAGGTGCACGTTGAAGTTGCCGTCCAACTGCCTGTAGCGTCGGTGCGCCGTCTCGCCACATCCCTTCCCCGCGAACACCTCCGCAGGGTGCGAATCGTCATCATACCAGATCAGCCAAACCCCTTCCCCATCATCGGGCAGGTTCGGCGCCGCCGGCTTGAACTTGCCGGCCCGCACGAGCTGGACCAAAGCCGCATCCCGCTCCTCCGTGGTTTCATCAGCGATCCGCCGCAGATGCAGAAACGCCGCGCGCATTTTCTCGTAATCCAGCCGCGCCTTCCTCGCCTGGACGATCCAGAGGAACAGGACAGACACCAGCAGGGCCAGCCAACGCCAATCGAAGGGCGGTATATCGATTGTTGCCATCAGTCGCACCCCCTGCCCACTTCGTTATGCTTCCCGCTTTTCCGCGAAAAGATTTTCCAGTGCACCCAACCCCGCGGGCAATGAAAACCCCATTCCCGCAGTTTTGGTCCCGTGATGAACAGGGTCCAGGCCTGCGTCTTGGCGCCCATCGGGCCGTCGAACAGCTCGATCCGGTGCGCATGGCGCGCGCCGCGCAGGATCACGGCCGGCGCGTGCAGCGTCCGGCGCCGGAATCCGCCGGCAGGGCCGCGGCCAGGCTCGACGAACGTCCACTCGAACATGCCGCCAGCGAACAGGAAGCTGATGCTGGGCCAGGGATGGTCATGCAGCGCCCGGTCGTCGTCGCTATTCATCCACTGGTGCAGATACACATTGCAGAACCGGTTTTTCGGCACGATGAACCAGCGGTTCCACTTCACCAGGGCAGGCGACCCGATGATTTCGTCCGGCTCCCGCGTATGCGCCGTCTCGGTGAGGTGCGCTACGACGCGTTTGGGTAGGGTGATGGTCAGCATGCAGGGAACTCCCGTATCATCAGATCGTCCGGGATGGCGTGGAGCTGCGCCTGCGTCCGGCCCGACATTTGTTTCATGAAGAATGCGGTGCCGGCGGCGGCACAGTGATCGCGCAGCGCGCGGGCCCAGTCCGGGTCCATCCATTGCGGTGTCCGCCCCGACCCCCCGCCGCATATCACCAAGGCAATGCCGTCGAGACATGGCTTGATCGGCTCCAGCAACGGCTCGGCGGAGAGAAAATGCACGGCCGCCGGCACAGCGACGAGAGGCCCCTGCCGCCGCTCACATTCGCGCTGGTCCTCCGCCGTGGCGCCAAGCCAGACATTCTCGGGATATTCACCATCCAGCCAGGCCACAATCCACTCGGACAGATCGCGCATACCCATGGCGCGCGCGTCGCGCATCAGGTCATGCAGCATCTGTTCGGTATTTTGCGGCCGTTTCGTCAGCAACTGCCATATCAGCAGCGGCGTGGTGCGGATGAGGTCGAGGAAATCGAGGCGCCACATCACTTCGATGCTGCGATGGTTGTCCCACGGATCGCACATCGAGGGAAACACCATGACGCATTCCTCGGCGCGCAGCGCGGCCCGGTTCCAGGCGAACGGCTTTTGCCAGTAATCGACCGAGGTGCGCGCACGCTTGCCGTGCGGCCCCCACCGATCGCCTTTCCCGAACCGCTTATCGAGTGCTTCCGCGTAACAGAAGCGACACGCTTCGGAAACGGACTGGCAGCCCGTCCAGGGTGACCACGTCTTATCCGTCCACTGAATGCCGGTTTTCTCAGCCATTGGCCTACCTGCTTGCGTAACAGGAACGACATAGGTGCGTCACCGCACCAGTGTCAACGGGTCATTCTCGCGGTAGTGGCGGAAAAGCAACGGACGGGAGGAATTTACCGCGTCAGTCCCATTCATCATCCTCTTCCGGCGGGGGCGGTTTGGGAATCACCTTCGCCAGTTCCGCCTCCGTAAAGTCCCATAGGGCCTGGCTGACCTGGGGTGGTTTCGCCATCACACCAACCCACGATCCGCGGCAGTTGTGCACCACGAAGCCGCCGGCCACGTAGCTTTCGTCTTCGGCCACAGCGAAATTATAGAGCTTGGCGTTCGTCACCTTGCGGCGCGTTAGTGCCACCACGTCGAGATGGCCAAACACGTACGCGCCGTCGTGGTTCATGGCCACGGAGCAGTATCGAACGTCCTGAAATTTGAGATTGATGAACGGCCGCTCGCACGTCGGGCAGACCTTGGCCAGCGCGGCGATCTTGTCGCCCACGACAAGCTGGCCAGACGGAACCCACCCACGCGCGGTCATGACGGGGTGTTCGCCCGTCGTGGCCGGAAGCGTCGCTTTGTTTCGACCGTTGAATGTAGCCCGGGCGCCATGCACGACGCCGGTATGGCTCACGCCTTTCAACACCCATGTGACGGGCCGAAAATGCCCACGGTGCGTAAGCACCGAATCGCCGACAGCAATCTCCGAAATGGGTTTCCATCCACCCGAGGTGTAGATCGGGATATGCGCATCGACGAAGCAATGGGGGTGCTGCACCCCGGCGGCGGGCCACCACAACTCGGCGGGATCCCGGGGGACAAGCCCGGCCGCGGTCCGCTTCATCGGGGCGGCGAACCGGCCCACATTGGTTTTCCCCTCCCACACCTCGGTATCGCCGTCGGGGAAGGGTTTGGTCGGGCTGACCACGGTGAAAATCTTGCCGTTGATTCGGGCGCAGAACGGGCACGCGCCCCGGTACGCCTCCATGCGCTTTACCTGCTGGCCAGGATTGATGGTGGAGATGAACCCTTGGTTCATCGCCTCCCCACATTCCGTCACGGCGATGCGCCGGCAGTCCCGGTTGAACTGGCCGAAATTATCGAACAGCCTGGTTTTCAGCCGTTCCGGGCTGCCTTCGCGCTGGCCCAGCACCATGGCCTGGACATGCTCCAGCACGATGCCCCGCATCCGGCCCTTCATCCCCTCCGTGGCCTGCGTCACGGCCGATGCGGCGCGGGCCCGGGCGATGCGCACCGTGGCGATTTCAACCGGCGTCAGAACGCGCGGCGGCACGGCCGCGAAGGTCGTCGGCACGAATTCGGCCAGGGCATTCATCTGGTCCGGCCGCAGCGGCGTCGCCACGGACGCGGCCTGGATTTTGCCGAGCAGGGCAGCCCGCACCACCATGTATTCGGCTTCCGTCTGGATCACGCCGTCGGGCAGATACCGCTGCACGATATATTCGGCGGCGAGGAGCCAGTCATCGAGGCTCCAGGCCTCATGCGGCTTGGCGCGGAGATATTTCACCACCTCCTCAAACCGCATCACATCCCAGCGATGCCAGGGTTCGGTATCCTCCGCCTTGCGCAGCTCGCCGATCGGTTCGCCGAGGAGGAGCCGGGCGAACGCGTCCTGTAGCTTTTGAATGATGGCCTGGAGCCGCCTCGTAACGGCCTCAACGTGGCCGGCTATCCACGGGTTTTCATGGCGCGACCAAATCGTATCGTCATGGGCACCAGGCTCGGCCAGCGCCTTGACCATGTCCTCCAGGCACCCCTCGCAGTGCTCCTCAGGCACGCCAGACAGATCGATCAGGGCCGGCCGGATCATTTCCGAGTGTCGATCGCCTTGGCGAACAGGATCAGCGGTTCACCGCTGATGGTGTCTGGCGCTTGCGCGCCCGTGAAAACGATGCGCGCCGCAGCCATGTCGGTCCCTTCGGTTAGATTGCCGTCTCCGGCGCCTTCCGCCTTTTCCATGTCGCGCGCCGGTTCGTAGGCGCCTCGGTATCCGGGGGGGAACCCGCCGCTTCCATGCGTGCCCAGCGTGCGCGGATATGGTCCGGTACCAGTTCGTCCCGGCCTGTCTCGATCAGCGGCCGGCAATCCTGATAGTCCGCGTTCTCCTCCGTCAGCTTCATTCTTCTTCTCCGAAATCAGGCGAGGCTCAGCCCCCTTGGCGACATTATTGTCGCGGAATGACCAAGCGTCAACCATGGGTTTTATGGCGTCGAAATTGGCCTCGTTCGCGGTGTTCGACAAGATCACGGCTGGCGGCACGTACCGCTTCGTCTTCCCCAGGAAGCGGCCCACCGCCCGCTTCGCCTTCGTCTTCCCCAGGAAGCGGCCCACCGCCCGCTTCGCCGCTTCTTGTCTGGGTAGATGCATGTAGTGCGCTTCCACCCTGTATCCGGATTCCTTGAATTTTTTGACCAGTGCCGTCGCCTTGGCGCCGGTTTTCAGCGTCGCGTCATGCACGATATTCAAACCCGCTTTGTGGGCGATGCGGGTGATTTCGTCGAATATATCCCCCGATTCCTCGTGCACTTGGGCTGCGTTCCACCCCTTGTATTCGGGCAGCATCTGCTTGATTTCGTCGGCGTCCAGCACGATCGCCTTCGCGGGATCGTACACCTTACCGGCAAACCAACTCTTACCAGACCCTCCGCGGCCACCCAGAATCGTGAATGTCGGCCTTTGACCCTTCGCAGGGGTGGCGGCGGCGACCGCCTTTTCGGACAGAATGTGTCCAACGATTTTCTGGTGCAGTTTGACGCGTTCCGGCGTCCACTTCCCGTCTTTCTTATGAGCATCAATGGTCTGGTCGAGCTTGGCAATGTCGGCCTCGACGTCACGTATCCTATCCGCCGTATCTGGCGGGAAAGACGCCAGAACCGATTCGGGAGATACCGCGGCATCATCGTGGCCCCTCGCAAAACTGGCTGCGGAGAACTGCTCGGGGTCCACCGGTCCTGTCGGCGCGGCCCCGCCGGGCGTTGCGGGCGGCGCTTCCGGCGGTGCGGCGGCCGGCACCGGCTCGCCTTCCGCGCCAGGCACAGGGCCGGTGAGGTGTTCGTGCCGCACGGCCTGCTCGGTGCCATCTGGCTTGCGCAGCGTCACGCCATGCAGGCCGGAGGCGACGATATGCCCCTCCCCCTGGACCAAGCCATGCTGATACCCAACCTTGTCGCCATGCTTCATCGGCGAGCCTGGCCCGCCCGTCGTCGGGTTTTCCGGCGTCGGCTTTTGCTCCCCGGGCACTCCCTTGTCAGTCCGCTCCCATCGCTTCGTCTGGTGGCCGAGCTTGTCCGTCACAGGTTCCAGCGCCAGACCGGGCCGGTTCGCTATGCCGCCGGCGCCCGCTGCCGCATCCGCCTTGAAGAACATGGCGCGTGCCAGGACAGGCATGCGGGGCGGCGGCGCATCCAGGTCGGCCAGGACGGCACCCAGCGCCTTGCGCATCTCCTTCAACCCGCCGAGCAGCGGATCGTCGGTTTTCCGATCGGGCAGGTTCGGCGAGCCTTCATAGTCCTGGGCGGCCGTGACGTAGGTCTCGCCGGCGCCACCCTTCCCCTCTTTCTCGACCGTGGCGAGGTAGCGGGTCGCGCCGGTATGGTCCCGCACCAGCATGCCGTCGGCGCCGGTGTCGAGCACGTCAACACCACGATCGACCCGGGCTTTGTGGCCCAGATAGGACGCGGTGGGGAAGCCATGCGCGGTCTTCCCGTCATGGCCCATGAACCCGTCCTTACCCTTCGCCACGACCCGCACCGCGACGGGTCCGCGCTCGGGATGCGTCGCAAAGACATGGTCCCCGATTTCGATGCCGGAGCCGGCCTGCTTATCCTTGGCACCCATCAGCCCGGCGCCCCAACCGACCAGATCACCGCCGCCTCGCTCAGCGCCTTACCGAAATCCTGTTGCGGGGGCTGCTCCGCACCCGGACCAGCGCCCGGGTTGTCCTGTGCGTCTTCGCCAGAATCGCCATTTTCGCCACCGGCATCCCCGCCCGGTTCATCGCCGCCACCAACTCCATCGCCTTGCGGTTTGGCGGCCCGGCCGAACCCTTCATCCCCGCCACCCTGGCCGTAATCGGGCTGTTGCTGGGGCGGGGGTTGCTGCGATGCCTGCCACGCCGCCATCAGCGACGGGTTGAGCGGGGCAGACCCCAGCGCCGGAACAGGGAATGGCGGGTCGCCACGGCGGAGCCGCAACTCATCCACGGTGAGGCAGAGCTTGTCCTCCTCCCATTTCTGCTTCGGGTCCTGCTCATCCAGTCCAACCCAGCGGAAGCAGAGGCGCGGATCGAAGCCGGATATGATGAAATCCGATATCGTCGCCTCATAGAACGAGAGCAGCGGGCGCAACCCCTTGTCATGGGATTCCGACAGTTTCTCCTCGGTATCGGACCCGGACAGGCCGGATTTCTGGGCGGCGAAACTCTCGAAATTCACCTCGTCAGGCGCCATGCCGTAGATTGCGCAGACGATAGACGTCAGAAACGTCATCCATTTCGAGAACGCCATCTCGCTGAACTCGATGCCGAACCGCTCGAAACTGGCCTTGCTTTGCTCATCTTTGCTGACCATGACGGGCAGGGACCAAGCATTGTTGATGCCCTTCACCATCATGTTCCAGTAGCGCCGGAACGCGACCAAATCCTCCTCGGAATAGTCGCCGGTGAGGTGCAGCAACCCCTTCGGGATGGCGTTCTGGTCGAAGCCGGCGATATTATACTGCATCGCGTTCAGGATGCCGGTGATCACCCGGATCATCAGTTCCGGCTCACCCATGCCGTAGCCGGCGCGCACCACCTCGGTTTGCGGGTTGCGCACCTCGTAAATGAGCTGCTCGTACGTGTAGGAGCAGGCGATGCGGCCCTGGACCAACTGTATGGCGTAGATCGCGTCATCGCCCTCGTAGCCCTGCTCGGTGCAGAGCCGGATCGTGGCGCCGTCCGGGGCGTAGAACCCATCTATGCCCAGCGCCCGGTTGCGCTTCATCTCGGTTTCGATCGGGCTGGCATCCATGGACAGGGAGTCGGCGACGGACTTCGCCATGAACTGGGTGAAGTTGTCCCGGCGCATCGCCTTCCGGCGCCGCGGGTCGAACTCCATGCCGCAATTCTGAATGAACCTGGTGAGCAGCTTGGCGCCTTCCGCCTCGTCCCCCTCCAGCTTCGTTTTCCGGTCCTGGTGGCGAATCTCGAACCCCATCCCGCCATCCTCGGACGGCGAGCAGAACCGGCTGACCTGCCGCACCCTGGTCATGACGACGGCGGACAGGATCGGCGTGGCCCGGACCAGGTTGCGCAGCCCGTCGAAATCCAGGTCGCACGGCTTCTCGTAATAGTCGCCGGACTGGTAGATTTGCTGCTCATCGAGATAGACGGACCGCATCCCGTCCCGCGGCGGATTGTTCATCCGGCCAGGGAACTGAATGACCTGCCCGCTCGCCTTCATCATGGCCGCGTCGGCTTGCTGGTTCTCGATGAACCGGATGATCGGCATGATATCGGCCGACGGGATCAGGCCGCTATTCGTGGGGCGGTGCGCGCGTTGCAATTCCGCCTGGGCGTCGAAGCGTTCCGATGCCGGCGCGGAAGGATTGAACGCGACGGAGCGAGCATCATCTGGCATACCAGTCACGATGGCGTCACGACTGGCGTGGCGCCCCGAGGAGCAGTTAACGATGTGGACCTATTCCCAGACGACCGGCAATTTGGCTAGAGATGGCGTGTTCAAAGGGAAAGGCTATTCAGGTAATGGCCGCGGCCTGAATAACCCCATCGCCCAGAACATCCACGGCATCGGGCCTATCCCACGCGGCACGTATCAGATCGGACAGCCACACCAGCCACATACACACATGGGTATTCTTGTTTTCCCCCTTTACCCGGCGGAATCCAACGCCATGGCCGGCCGGACCGGGTTTTTTATCAAAGACCCGGGGGATGATGCACCATTGTCGTATCAGAATGGCGCGGACGGTATTGCGCTCACCCTTGCGTTACGCGAGCAAATCCTGGCCAGCGGTGATTTCGCCATCGAAGTGACAGAATAGGCTTTTCTCCGATGCGCTTCCGTGATAGGTGCGCTGCCGCACCCTGAGGAGCGTGATATGCCTATTCCTACACCCACCCCAGGGCTAGACCCTTGGCGTCTCATCGAATTGTTGCTTGACCAGGAGGAAACTCTCCTCCGCCAGCAGGCGCAGCTCGTCGAGACGATCCGGCAGTTGATCGGCCAGCCGGGCAAACCAGTGTCGATCGTGCTTATCAACCCCAAAACCGGAGAGGTTTTTCCACCCATGGCGAACTTTGAACTTCTGAATGACGGCTCGACGGCGATTCCGATCGGCGAAGCCAATGCCGGCGGCGTGGTCGTCCCGATCGAAACGGGCGACACGTTCCAGGCCTCCAACACATCGACCCTTGGTCTCGTATCGACGATCGGCCTGATGGCCGACGGTGTTACCCCTGCCCTGATCCTGACCCCAGCCGCCGGCGAACTCGAAACCGGCGTCGTGGTGACTGTTACCGATACCGACAAGCTGAAATCGGCCACGCTGACCGTGGACGTCGTCGCCGACCTGACCCCCGTCGCCGTGGTGCTGAATACCGCCGGCGCCGTGTTCACGCCGAACGCGCAGAGCCAGGCCGAGGTGGCCAAGGCGAAACCCGAACCGGCCACCACCGCCAAAGCATAAGCAGCAGCAGCGAGACAAACGACGATCAGGCCCGGGGAGCGATCCCCGGGCCTTTTTCGTTTCGCGCTATTCAGTGATTTGGGCGGCCCGACCGTCGGCTGATCGGCCTGATATGTGCGGCACACCCCGCCGCGAATCAGAACTGAAGTGCTAGTGGGCCAGAAGCTATCGGTGGACCTGCCACCCCATCCCAGCTATTGAGCGTCCCATCTTGCCCACCGCACAGTCGGTTCGTCGTCGCATTGGGGTTGGTCAGTATGATGCCCCGACCAACCAAGGCACGCTTATCCCTTGCGTGGCTTTACCTGTCTCCAGACAAGGTAGCCGATCATCACGAATTCTACCGCAATCAGTGTGTGCCCCCCTACGTAAACCGCCCATGCGCAAAGGCTTAGCGGGCCGCACGACGGCGGGGGCATGTATGGTGCGAAGGGTGGTGGCGTCATCGTCATAGCGTTTCCTTCCCAAAAGTCGAGACCGGACCCGTTGCGATCCGGGGGCGGGTGGGGACGCCGCCTACACTCCATGCAATCCATGGCTTCGCTAACCAAGGATTTTCCCGTGTAACGCCCCACGCTTGGCGTCCTACCGGTCTCAAAACGACCATATACTCATTTCGGCGCAGCATGGAAGAGGATGCAGCCAATATCTTTTGCTCTCACCCTCAGGCCGCGCTCGGCGCAGTTTCCTCCCCCGAAATGCTGGCACGCACCGCATGTCCCCACGACAGGCTCCTCCATCATGCGCAGGATGTGGCTTGGTACGCCGTGCATGGCTTTCTCGACCCGCTCCGCCAACGTGCCGGGGCCGCGGCGATCCAGCTTCGGGTCACTGGGCAAAATAACCAACCCCGTCCCGTGCGCGCGCGCCCACGCCACATCGCACAGCATATTGGCGTAGGAGGTGTGCGGGTCGATACCGACCTTGACGACGCGCCGCCGAAACTTTTTCTGCTCGGGGTCCCGCTCCGCGATCAGTGCGGTGCGTTGGAAGTGCAGGAAGGCCACGTCCTTCAAGACAGCCGAAGGGCGCATGATTCCCTTCTCCATCACTTCCTGCACCCGGCCGGCCGGGTCGGGCATCAGCAGAATCGGTGGGTTGGCCGTGATGCGCTTCATGGCCACGTCCATGGCCTTGTATTGGTCGATCGATACGGTCCATCTGTCCCGGTCCTCCTCAGTGGTGTGTTTCTCGTTGGCGTCCATCTTGCGGCCGTCGTTCCAGCGGATCATGCCGTCCGTGATGTCCACATACGACCCTACGGTGAAGACGCGGCGGGGGTGCCGGCCCGCGAACCGCTTCGCGTCATTATAGTTCGGCAATTGCTCAACGACGCAGATATCGACCCCATACAGGTCCATCAGCACCGAGCAGCGCGCGAATGGGTCCGGGTCGTAGATGTATTCGAGGTGGATCAGGGCCTGCCGGTTATCGGGCAGCCGTTCCTTGATCACCACCACGTTGAACGCACCCATCTGGTCGATGCCCATGAAGGTATGCGCGGCCCGGTCCTTCCACTTCACCCCCGCCTCCGCGCCGGCGGCGACGCACCGGTTCAACGCGGCTTGGTCAACCGGAATCTGGGACGGGTCCATGAAGGGCTTGCCCAGCTTGCGGTTGTAGAAATTCATCATGTCCTCGGCGTTGAGGTACGCCTCCATGATTTCGCGCGGGCTGATCGACGGGGACAGGAATTGGGTGAAGTGAATCGACTCGATCCGCGCGTCCGGGAATTTGGCGATCCATTCCCCATCCTGCGCATCGTCTATCCAGGCCCCGCAGCCGACACATACATACCGGTAATCGCCCTGCCGCCCGTCATAGGTGACCGCCTCCTCATCGAAGCCGATGCATTTCGGGAACACCTCATCCATGATCTGCGAGGCGCCGCAGGCCCGGCAGGCGGTGTGAAACTGCCAGCACTTCCCCTTTTTGTAGAAGAAATGAATATCGGAATCTGGCCATTTCGCCGTGCTGCCCATCAGGGTGAACTTGATACGTGACGCGGAGACGCGCTCCATCGTCTTTTCCATATCCTTGATTTTCATTTCCTGGACTTCGTCGAAGCTCAACGCGTCCATGGGGTGCGATTCGGTCGTTATCCGGCCCGTGGTGTGCAGGAAGTAGAACAGTGACCCGCCCATGCGCCGCGTCATCACGTTGCCCTCGCCGCCCCGCTTGCCAGATGGCGTGGCGGCGGACAGGGCGGCCGACGCGAGCAGGCGGTTATAGGCCTGAGGGATCGACCGGATGATGGGTAGAAATCGCTCGCTCGATTTGAGCTGCGCCACGTCTTGGCCTGGCAGATACATTCCGATTTTGCAGGGGTCGAATTTCAGGGCGAGGTAGATCATGGCGAGCATCTCCATGACCGTGAACCCGACCTGGCTGCATTTCATCAGGACGACGGTTTTCTTGAAGGCTTCCTCCAGGGTCGAAGGAATCATGTCGTAGATGAAGTGCATCGCTGGCCGATCGTCGAGTTGGAACGGCAGCCCATCCACTTTCAGCCCATCGGCGGCGAGTTGCTCGCACCACTGCCGGAACGTCACCCCATCCGGAATCGCGGACGTTTCCGCCACGCCGAGCCTGTCCCGCATTGCGGCAAGGCGGGCCGCCAGCTTTTCCAGCGCGCGGGGCAGCAGGGGGAGTTTTGCCACGCGCTACGCCCGCGCGTCCGCCACCATGGCAGACCAGCGCCGTAGCACCTCATCACGCGCGCCTGGCTGAAACTCATCCAGCACGGCCAACATGGCGTCGTGGAAACTGTCCAACTCCTCCTTTTCCAGCAATTGCTCATTGATGCGCCGCGCCTCGCCGATGCACTGGCGCAAATTGTTGCTGGCCTGGAGCAGAATCTTAGCGTTGCGGACGGCGCCATCAGGGTTGCGCGCGAACTTCATCACGTCGTTTATGGCCTGGATCGTTTCCAAGATTTTCTCGTACACCGGCACCACGGCCGCCCGGCTGACCCGCCGCCCCGTCGGGGGCGCGACCCGGCGCGGCAGCTCCGCCACCGCCTCTTCCACCGCCGCGACGGGATCGATGTTGGCGGAACCCGGGCCGAAGAAGTTCTCCCGCTCCAGCCGCGCCTTCACCGCCGCGATTCGCCGACGACATGTCGTATCGCTCACCCCCTTGCGGATGAACCTCTCCTTGAGGCGCGCCTGATTGAAGTCGGGCCCGTTGGTCCGAATCTCTTTCTCAATCGCTTCGTCAACCTCAGCGACGAGGGGGTGTGGCGCTTGCGGCATTACAGCGCGCCGCCCTCGCGCAGCGCGTCGGCAAACATTTTCACGTCGGGCAGCCATGCGCCGAACCGGCGCACCGTGTCGCCGAACTCCTCCAGGTCATGCGCGACCAGCTCGTAAACCGGGTCGCCCTCCTCGGTGAATTTTTCGTCGCCCTCGGCATCCAGTTTGTGCCGGATGTGCTTGAGCTCATGATGCACCAGGGCGATCCGCTGGTGCGGCGCGGCGCCGTCCCAGAATTGCCGGTCCAGGGTCATGATGAAATCCGGCAACTCGCCCCCGCACGCCATGGCGAGCAGCCACACCCCCAGCTTGCCGTTCGGACCACCGAACGATGGCAAAGCGATCTGGCCGAGCTGGCGCTTCTGCCCCATGATTTTCGGGTCCGACCGGAACATGAACATAATCACCGGCTCGCCCAGCTTGAGGTGTGCGAATTCGGGGCAAGTCTGGACGAGGCGATCAGCGATCGGGCCAGGATCGAGGTCACCCCGGCCGTCCCCCAGGGTGAACAGTTCCGTCGGGACGAACGGCTCCCCATCACCAGCGGACATCGTGGCTTATCCTTGGCCGGTAGCAGGCCGGCTCGCGCAGTTTGGTGATGGACAAGGTCAGCCCGTCGATGGCCAGCGTGATGCCGCGCAGGGTGGGCAGGCGGGGCCTGCGGATGTGCAGCCAGGGCAGCGGCGCTGCGGCGCCCATCCACCGCCGGCGGGGCGTGTGGCCGTCATCGCGGTGCCACGAATAGAACAGCGCCCAGCCGCGCCACAATCGCACGACGCGAACATTGCTTTTCTGCATCGTGATCACAGCCCGGGCAGGCGCGCCGCGGCCGGCGGTGCCGGCTCCGCAGCAGCAGTAGGTTCAGGCCGCACCCCGGCCAAGTATTCCTGTGCCGCCCGCGCCGCCGCGACATAGGCCGCACTGGGGTTCTTGTCCCGCTCCTGGCCGGGTCGGTAGTGCCGCCAGATCGCGTCGCGGAGGTGTTTGGGCAGGCTGAACCAGTGCGCCTTGCAGGCGAACAGTTTCGGGGGAACGGGAACGTCGCATCCCGGCGCGTGGCAGGTATGGCTCATCTCGCCTCCAGGGGGAGTTGGGGGTTGCGTGGTTTTCTCGGCTGCCGGCGCGGCTTGGCCCGACGCGCGCCGCGCTCCCGCGTCGTGCCGGCCCCGGCCACGGCTGGCGCCGGCGCGGGGGGCGCATCGCTGCGCAGCACCCTCTCGCCGAAAAAGATCACGATTTCGGCGGGAGACACGGCGGAGATGTCCGGGTTTGGCCCGCACCGGAATTCTTGCGGCGCATGAAGCAACGCAGATTTTGCGGCTTTTGATCCACGCGGGATCCCGCCGAGATGCGTGCCGCACCCGCATATCCCGATCGCGGCGCCCCTCGTCCGGGCCGAACAGGACGAGCAGGCGAATTCCTCCCCGCCTCGCACCAGCACGCGCGCACCACAGAAACGGCACGCATGCAGGGTCTTCTCCCATCCCGATGCAGACTCATCCGTCACAGGGCGAGGTGAAGCTGTTGCGCGTAGGCGCGTGGTGCGATGTGCCAGATCATGGCTGGCAGGCCAGGCCGGAACGCACGCGGCAGCGGGCAGGCCAAGCCGATCGTGATGGGGCCGGACGCGCGGCGGGCGGCAAGCAGCGCCACCTCGGTTGCCGATGTCACCGCAGTATAGGCGGCGACTGTGGCGCCCTCGCCGCCGACACAGATGGCGCGATGCACCGTGCCTGTCGGCGCGGCGAGGCTTGGCGGGGCACCCTTGCCGTTACGGCCGCGTTCCACCTCGCGTTTGCGGTTGTAGCATGAGGGGCAGAACGTGCCGAGGATGATGCGGTCCGTCTGCTTGGCACACCGGACGCACACCTTCCGCAGCCGTTCCACCGCCCCGACGAAGGGATCGACCTGGACGCCGCGATGAGCAGCGCCCACAGGGCATTGGTAGCAGGCGAACCGCCCCTCCCACGGCTCCGGCCGCTTTCCGATCTGGTTCGCCGATTTGTGCAGCGTGACACACCCCGGCACGGACAGGGTCATGTCGCGCTTGTCGCATCGCATCATTTCCAGGGTCATGTCAGTAACCACACGCAGTTCCGATGCGGCACCGTATCCACGACATAGTTGCGCCGCAAGATGTGCTTCGCTACCCGAACGGTGCGTGCCGCACCATTTCCACGCTGTCCGGTATGTCCGGCATCTCGACGTGCTGGCCGGCCATGGCGTGACTGCAATCGGCCTGGAACTCAATCACGCCGGCGCGTAGGAAGTAATGGCACCGGAATGTATGGCCAGGGTCGGCTGATTTGCACCCGATATTCATCGACGGCATCATGGTCGGCCGGTCGGTATCGCCGTTCCAGTGCCACTTCGACCCATTACGGAACGGGATATCCGTAGCGAAATGGTGCATCAGCCTGCAAGCCGGGCACCAATGCGCAATCGTAGGGACGTGGACAACGTTTCCAGGCCGGAAATACTCATCCGGGCACCGCGCCAGTTTGGCGCTGATCCTGTAGAGCGTCATGCGCGCCTCTCAATCTGGCGCCACGTCCGCCCGTCCACGCATTCCCACTTCCCCTCGGGCAAGGTGAATCCCGGGTTTTGGGCCAGCCATTGCTGCTCGACGACCTGGACGGTCGCGGTGGACATGCAGGCCTGCGGCGGGAAATAGACGCCGAGGGAGAGTGGGCGTACCCACATGCACGCCGCGCCTTTGCAGGCCCAGAGCAGCAGGATCATGGCTTGCCTCCCATAACGGCTGTTTTCGCGGCCGTAATCTTGGTCATCATCGGGCCAGCCACGCCGGCGACCTTTTCGACGGTCCGATACGCACCCAGGCCGAGCATGGGGACGAGCAGCGAGGTCAGGGTGGACGTGTCGAAGGCGGGCAGCGCGGCCGTCACGCCAGCGAAACGCGCCACATAGGACACCAGCGGCGCCACCATGCAGTTCCAGGCCAGGCCGGCGCCGCATACCCAGCCAACGAAGGGGCGCCAGCCGGATACGAACGCGCTTTCGCTGGCAACCTCCTTTGCGTCGATCGCCGACTGCGATGCTTCCATCTGCGCATCGAGCATTGCGGCCTTGTCAGCCGCGGCCTGGGCAGCAGCGGCGGCAGCAGCCTTGTCAGGAATCAGATCGACCAGGCGCGCCACCACGGGCCCGAGCACGGCAGATGCCGCCCCTGACACGCCGCCCGTGAAGAAATTGGCAAGATCGTCGAGTATGCCGGCCATGGGATACACTCCTTTGGGTTGAGGTGTAGTTACGATATCGTCGAGTATGCCGGCCATGGGATACACTCCTTTGGGTTGAGGTGTAGTTACGATACCGCAGTAGCGGCCTGGAGGATGGGGAGGAGCTTGTTGGCGTAGGCGATGCGGTCGGCGTTACCGAGCATGGCCGGCCCGTTGATGCGCCGTGTGATTTCGGAGATCGACCATTGGTCGGCCAGATCGTTTAAGCCGCCCCGGTCGGACCAGAACCAACACGCCGACGCAGCGGCACCCGGGATCGTTCTCACCCAGTCGGGTGTGCTGGCGATGTCATGACCGGACGCGGCAGCGAAAGCGGTGTAGGATGATCGACCCGTCATCTGGATGGCGCCACCGCCCCGGTACAGCCAGCCGTCGCCGCTAGACTCATCCCCGTTGCCGAGCCGGTCGGCATAGACATGGTTGGCCAGCTTCACAGGGTTGCGTGTGTATTGCGCTGCATCGTCTAGCGACGCGAATTGATGCGGATACACGGCGAAGAGATGCGCGGCCTGCGAATAGAACAGGTTCTCCGCCAATGCCGTGAACAGCCCGCTCTCCTCCGCCACGTTGGCGATGAACGCCGCGGCCCGTTTCGGGGTGGTGATGCCGGCCGACATCATCGGACCGACCAGATTAGTGGCCCAGGCCATTGAGTCGGCATGCGGCGCGATGGCCTGGATTGCAGGGATGATCGCACGCACCGGCACAAAGGCGATGGGAGTTTGTGCGGTATCAGACATGACCGGACCACTCCATCCGGCCGCGCATCTGCTCCTCCATCTTGTCGAGCAGACTGAGGACACATTCGGTGCGCGATACCGACGGCGGCAGGCTCTGCACCGCCTTAATTTCGGCGGCGAGGCACGCCACGATGTCGAGCGTCTCCGGCATCACTTCGATGCGCCCCACGGTATGCGGATCGCCCCCCCCCACTTTCAGGTCAGGACCGGAATTTGGAGCGACCCCGATTCGGAATGCTGCCTCGCCCCGCTCCCCGCAGGTTCGGGAGCAGAACAACGTGCCGCCCGCGATTTTCCATGTCTCGGCACCGTTCGGGTTGAACATCTGCCCGCAGGTCATGCACTTCATCGCGGCGGCTGGGTGTTTGGGCGGCGCGGCGCCGCGCGCAGCATCCGCCACCGGAGCAGGTTTGGGGTCTAGCTTGGCCCCTTCCTGGAATGTGACCTTGGGGTAATGAAGTCTGTAGCACGTCACGGAACAATACTCCTTCCCGTTTTTCCCACAGAACTTCTGCGCGGGGTCAATGGTAAAGGACTGGTCGCAGGCCCAGCAAATGGTGCGCGTCATGGGTGGAGCAGCCGGTGGATCGATCTTGACAACCCCGTCAGGCGCAGCGGCAGCCACGGGTGCGGCCGGCTTTTCTGGGATCGATGTGACGCGAGGGAACGGGTCCACTTTTGCTGGTGGCGTCTTAGCGGGCGGTGTTGGCGCTGGAGGTGCCGGCGAGGGTTTTGAGCCAATACCGCTGAATACCGTTGGCGGCTCAGGTAATTTTTCCAGATCGGCGAAAATGGCGAGTCGTGGCGCCTGCTCCGATGTAGTCGGTGGCGGCCTTGTTGTCTCGCCACGGCGCGCGGCGGGTGGCGCCAGTTCGGCAGACGACAGGCGTTTTGCCCGCGCATCTATCACAAATGGGGGCAAGCCCATGCCGACCCGCACAATGTTGATGTCGCCAACCTTGCCATAGGCTTTCAGCGGCACGTCATTGGCCTCCGCCCAAGCCATGGCGTCGTCGTGAGTTACGCGAACGGTTTCCATGCGCGCGGTTCCTTTCCATACGGCCCCGCATCGTTACTGCACCGATTGGACGTTGCGCAATACCTTTTCACAAATTCGGGGTAAATTTCTCCGTGTCATTCCCCCACGCCTCCCAACCAGGCGCACGTGCCCGCGCGAACAGCTCCAGGTATGGGCCGCGGAACTGCTTCTCAATGTTATCCCGCATCTCATCAGGCTTGCGCGAATGCTCCCGCACCGGCGCCACGATCAGGTTGCGGATGGACTTGCTAAGGTATTCGGGCTTGCCAATCGTCCCGAGCAGGAACAGTTCGGCGGCCGAGCGGTAGCAATAACCTGGCCCGAATGCCCATTTCTGCCCCGTGGTAGTTTGTTTCGCCCAGGTGCCGCCTGACTTATAGGTGAATCCCCACGCCGCCATCGTGGCCAAGGCCTGGGGCAGCATAGGGAAGGTGGCCCACATCACACATACAGCGTCGCGCTGGCAGAGCTGCGACACGGGCAGCGCCTGGATATCGGCCAGTTCCATGCAGGGGTAGTGGCTGACCGGGTTCTTCCCCTCGCCCTTCGCCGATCGGTTCTTAAAATACCACGGGGGATCGGCCAGGATCGTCGCGAAGGAAAGCGGGGGCAGGTCGCCGAACGGCCAGTCCATCGCGCCCTCAGTGCATCGTATGCTGCGGCGCCGGCTTGGCACCACCACCAAGCGCCTCGGGCAGTGTGCCAGCGGCCCGATCGGTGATCAGCCGTTCCGTCATGGCGAGGATGCATTCCGCCAGCGCACAACCAGCATCGCGCAGCGCATCGTCATCAGACCCGAATTGCGAAGCCAGATACGGCACCACGCCGCCGGCCAAGCACGCCACCGCCGCCCCGGCCATCATGCCATCCAGAGATTTTTCGCAGGCGTTTCGGATCACAGTGGCCCGCTGGCCCAAATCCTCCAGCGATATCTGGGGATGGTTGTTTTCTGTCGAAAACCGACTGCCGAACGCCTTCATGTTGTTCCAGAACTGCATGTCGAAGAGCAGTATGAAATGGCGTGCCTTATCGTTTGCCTCCCGCCGCGTCGCCGATTTCTGCACCGCCAGAGCGGCCACACCAGCCGCCATGGCCATGAGCACGGATACCATGCAGCCGTCATCTTTCAGATATGGCAGAACGATGTCGTTCATGATGCGCATACCGATTTCTTGCGATTCCTTGTCGCAGTCGTGGGCAGCCGCTTCGTCCGTCATGTCGTGTCCTTTCTCTCTCGTTTTGGTGGTAAATTCTTCCCGCGTTGCATGCCGTGCCCGATGAACGCGATGGGCTGGCCCACCATTTCGGGCGACCAGCACAACGCGCACGTCACGCACGCCGCCGTGGCGCCGTTTTCGTTGGGACAGATCAAGCCCTCAGGCTGTATCCCGCGCGCCCCGGGCCGCTCCCATATCGTGGTGGCCTGCCACCCCGCCGCCGCCTCCTCAGGCGAGACAGAGAACCTGACGACCCAGCGCGACCGGTATTTCATGTTGAGCCGGCGCACCTCCGCCCCGATCGCGCTATCACGCGGCCAGGCTGTGTAGCCCCAGACATGCAGGCGGGGGTGGCGCAGCAGCAGCCTCTCCCAGAACCCGACATAATCCGGTGAATAGAAATCCCCCAGTATGTGCAGCCGCACCGCGATGCCGGCCCGGTTACGCCGCGACGCGAGCAGTTCGTCGATCTCCCACGCAACAGCCGCTTCCAGTGCCGGCCCGTGCCTGTATCGCTCCGGGGCCGGCATGGCGTTGCCGTAACACTCGCGGAGCAGCGGGCACGCCGCAGGGCATGTCGCGCGCTCCTCCAGGGTCAGGGTATAGACGTGCAGCCCGCGCCACGGCCCCTTTTCGATCAGGTCGCCTATCTTGGCTTGGTGAAACCCACGTTTCAGGACGCGATCGGCTTGCGCGGGATCCTTGACCCGGGTGGGGAACAAGGTGCGGGATTCCGTGATCGCGGGATGGTGCGCCGGCAACGCCGCCAGGGCACGCACCGCATGATTGATGCGGGATGCGAACCTGGACCGCGTCCCGCCGCAGTCTCGATCGGCGCCGCCGAAAACGAACTTATTGCCGGCGCCGTTTACCTTGCGTGGACGCCCCCGCTTTCGCGGCACCTCCCCCTGGCCCACATGCTGCGAGACCAACCCAGAGGCGCGCTCAGGGACGCGGGTAACGCCGCGCGTGGCGATGAAGCGGGCGACCAAATCATCGATGTCGCCCGCCCCGCCGTCCATCACGCCGCCTCGGCTACCGGTGCGGTTGCCGCCACCCGTTTCAGTGACGCCACCGCCACACCTTCCAGCAGCTTCGTGCCAGCCGGCCGGATTGAGACCAGTACGGACCGCTGATCGTCCGGGTCCCGCTTGCGCACGACCAAGTCGAACTCGGAGAGCCGATCGACCGCCCTGGTGATGGCGGGCTTGTTCAGTTGCAGCGCCGCCGCCATGCCGCGGATCGTGTCGGTCTGTTCCGCGACGCGCAGCAGCACCGCGAGTTGGCGCAGCGACACATCCTCTTTCACCGAAGCGGCGAGGTGACGCACCGCGCCGACCAGGGCGGCGAGGTCTCCAGCCACAATGGCTTGGGCCGCCTGGGCTGCCTGAGCAGCCTTCTTCGCCGGGGCGCTCATGCCCGGCTCGCCGCTGGGGTGCCCAGCAATTCCCCACCAGGCGTTTCCGCCCGGCAGAGTGTTTCAGTGTCTCGTATCAACATACCAAAAGCCTCCATGATAAAGGGTGCATCAGCCGCTTCCATCGTTGCCAGGACGTATCCGAGCATCTGGGTTGCGATGACAGTCATCTCGCAGGTTCCAAGGCCGAGACCGTTGATTGCGGCCAAGCCTTGTTCTACCTGGATATCGTTCGCGTTCGTTACAAGTGTATTTCGTGCGATCACACCTCCTTTAGTTACATTTTTCAGGCCATCCGCCCGGGCGAGCGCATCACGCTCCGCCCGGGCGGCCGCCGCATAGCCAGTGTCGGTTTTCTCAACCACCGGCTTATTTCTCAGGCGCGCCGACGAGCAGCGGCAGGCCGGTCGCGTTGGCGGCGAACTTGATCGCCTCGCCATACGCCACATCGAAGATCGTCTCCGTGCGGTACAGGTCATAGTTCCAGACCAGGGACTGTTCCTTTTTGCGGTAGCGCAACCGCACCGCGACCCGGAACCGCTCCTCCGCCGACTTGAAGACCGGGATGGCCAGCATGAACAGGTTCGGCACCGTAACCGGCGCGCCCTGCTCGTCGCGGTGCTCCTCCTCGAAGACGATTTGCGACACGCCGGACGAGATGTTCGTCGCGTTCTTGACCTTGGCCGACGAATGAATTGTCAGGCCGCGCGACAGCTCCAGCAGCTTTTGCGGGTTGGCGAAGGTGCCACCGAGCAGCCTGGCAAGTTGGGAGAACTGGTCGGTAACAGCCTGGTCGGCCCCGCCCAGCGCCGTTCCGTCGGGCGGGTCCGTCACGTCGGCGAGCCGATCCTCCAGGAATTCGGCAAACTCCGTCTGCGTCATCTGCTTCTTGTTCCTGGCATGCCACGCCACCCACTCATCGGAGAGCGGGAAATTGTAGAGGGTGCGGTGCTTCCCGAAGCGCGGCAGGGGGCCGGGTTGCGCGACCAGGGTGACAGGATTCACCACGTCGCCATCCTCGTCGGCGGAATAGGGCTGCGCCACCACGTTCAGCCTGTCGTGGTAATCGAGCACAGCCAGGATGGCCGGCGCGGTCCGGTCGCCATTGGCGAACAAGGCGGATTCCGGGGTCTGGAACCGGTTTACATGGGCGACGAAACTGTTCAGGTCCACCATCACGGCCGTGCCCGTGCGGAACTGCGGCCGGGTCCGCCACGGCTCCTGGAACGGCCGCAAATCATGCAGCGTGGTCTCGCCATTGGCGCCGACGCCCCGGTAAATCTCGAACTGGCCATTCCCCTCGGGATCGAGGACGAGGAGCTTCTCTCCAGGGTCGATATGCTTGCGCGTCCATTCGGCCAAGGCCGCGCCGTCCGTATTCTCTATGCTCACGTAACTACCTCTCTGTAGGGTGTGGTGGATTGGGGTCATTCAGGTCAGGCGGTGCGGATCACGCCCGGGCCGCCGGCGTCACGCAGGGGCAGGTCGCCCTGACGTGGGTTGCGGGTCATCAGCCGGTTGTTCGGCGTGGTCCACAGCACGGTGCGCATCCGCACTGGCTTCGGTTCGGTGGTGGTGAAGCTGCCCGTGATATCCACGGTCTCCCCCTCCAGCTTGAACCCGATCTTGAGCGTGATCGTGGCCTTGGGACATCCGCCCACGGCCGCACGCGTGTCATTGAGCAGTTCGACGATGTGCTCAATCTTCTCCGTCAACTCCTGGTGGAGCTGCCCCTCCTCCAATTTCTGGAGGAGTATTCCAAATGTCGCGACCTCGGCGGGGTCTCGGGCGACGGCGTCGCCTTTGCTGATTGCCATGTCAGTTTGTTTCCTTCTTACTTGGTGCGAGAGTGACGCGGTCGCGGAGGACGGCGGCAGCCCGCTTCCGCGTTGCTTCCGACATCCACGGCACCACTGCGGTTACACGCAATGATGTGTGCAAGGCCGTTGTGCGCATATAGTGCTGCTTTCTGTTGCGCATGTTGCCTCCATTTGTTGCGGCGTCGAGTTGGCTGTGGAGAATGGCTCTCATGCCAATATCGTGTCAATACGATTTTGCACAAAAAAATGGCCCGCGCCGGATGGGGCAACGGGCCAAGTGAAGGGAGAAAACGCCGATGCGGCAGCGAACTGCCGCGCCGGTATTATAGCGTCATTGGTTCGGGCACGCAACCACTATGTTTCGTACCGGCCCCGCTCACATGCTACATATTGGATCAGCGTATCGGCCACCCCGTCCATATAGCCGAACTGGTATTCCAGGAACGCGGCCCGCTCCCGCCCCCAGGGGCCAGTCTCCAGGCAGCGGCTATACAACTGATAGAGGAGGCGTAAGCGCCCAGCATCGGCGAAGTTTAGGCAGTCCAGGGTGGCTTGAGCGTGCCCTTGTGCCCAATAGTCCGCTCGGGGCGGGCTGGGGATTGGTGGTAGTGTCGGCTCAATTCGTGGCATGTCGATCCCCTTATCGTTGGGACGGCTGACAGCGCACCCAGCCATCCAGTTTGCTCCGCAGCGTCGCCGTCGCGCGCGCTTTCCTCAAGGTAGGCCCTCTGGCGCCTACCAGCCGCGCATGGAGGATTTCAGCTCCGCCACCTGCGCCCTGCTCAATCGCTCGAACCCCGTGTGCGGCGGTGGCTCATTGCAACCAATGGCGGCGACCGCCGCCGCCTCCTCCGCACGCCCGGTATGGCGCAGATACTCGGCGATGATTTGCCGGCTCGGGTCATAATAGTCCCGCCCCACCGAGCCGATATTGCCGGCCGCCAGAAAGCCCATCTGCTGCCAGATGATGCCCGACG